TAAAAAGAAAGTTGAAGAAATAAAAGTAGCTCGTACACTAACTAATGATGATAGTGGAAAAGTATTTACTCTTTCTTCCGCCGGTGGTGCTTACTCAATAACACTTCCAACCGCTACTAGCGGTGAAGAAGGTGTTCATTATAAATTCATCGTAAAAGAAGAAACTCCAACTGCTGCTATTACTATAGCGGCTGGAAGCGCAATCGTTAGTTTTGTAATGAAAGACGCTGGTGGCAATGCTTCTAATTCAACAGCAGGTACACAAATTTCCAATGTAATTGTTGGAACTTCTGCTCAAAAAGGTGATTACCTTGAGTTATTGTGGACTGATGGAGAATACGTTGGAAGCGCACTTTCTAGTATTGATGACGCAATCACTACATCGTAAACTTAACAAATAAAGTTAGCAGTGGGAACTGTGGGGGCTGTCGTATAAAGGGCGGCCCCCAAAATCCAAAGAATTTTTTGACAATCAACAAGCTCGTTCACGGACGGTCAGTCCTTAGGGCAGGAGGAGAATATGGCATTTAAAAAATCTTTAAGTAATTTTACGGTAGCGGAAGCTCAAAATGCACAATTAGGTCAAAATGGTGCCGTTATAATAGACGGTACTGATGAAATAACCGGCCCATTTGTTGCGGTTACGGCTTTGGCTGCAGCTGTAGTGGATACGTCGGAATGCACTACAAATCTATCAGGAACCGTACCGGCAACGTTTGCGATTCCAGTTGGAACTACAATATATGGATTGTTTGATTCAATAGAACTGGATAGTGGTGCCGTCATAGCCTATTATTCATAATGGCTAATTGCATACATTGTTCCAATCCCAATCCGGAGAGTTGGTTTTACTGCAAAAAATGTGGTCGTAAAACTTCCGAATCCAAGTTTACCACAAATTTGTATATGATGAGTGATTTGGGAAAAAGAACCGATATTGAACTAACTGCTACAACAGTAGAAGAAGATATCAAAAAAATGAATAGGAGAAATCATGCCAAAAGTTGGTAAGAAACATTATACCTATGATCCAAAGGGAAAAGCGGCAGCTAAGAAAGCAAGAAAAAGACGAGCTAAGAAAGCAAGAAAAAGACGAGCTAAGAAGAAATAATGGCCGGTAATCTTAAAGTCAGGATACATGAAAATATTGTATTGAACAATACCAGTTACAGTTCAAAACGAACTTATACGAAATCAGGTATAAATGAAGCCATTAAAAGAATTGTTTCGGTATCGACTACCGAGACTGGTCTTGTAGGATTTGATGAGGCAAATTCAGATAATTTAGGTAAAAGCCACGTAGCAGGTTTATTTGACGAGGATGAAGTTTTCTATATTAGGATTACTAATTTGGATGATACCAATCATATTATTTTAACTTTTAAGGATGAAAATGGTGTTGAATTTGTCATTAAAGTCGATGCAGGTCATTCATTCATATATCCCGGTGATAACAGTACTGGAGTGGTAAATAGTATGAGAGCGGATGATCAAGCTTTGTCGTTGTCAAGTTTAGGTGATTTAGTTGATATTACGGCGACTGCCGATACTGATTCATGTAACGTTGAAGTGTTTGTGGCGAGTACCTGATGGCAATTTTAAAAGTAAAATTAAGTGAACAACTTATTATTGAGAATCAAGATTATGGTTCTGAGAATATTTTGGAAATCAGCGGTATAAATGAGATAGTAAAAAGATGTGTGACCGTTACTACAACCGAAACTGGATTGATTGGATTTGCAACTGCAAACTCAACGGATTTGTCAAAAAGTTATTTGGCCGGTGTATTCGATGAAGATGAAGTAAGATATATTAGGATTACTAATTTGGACGATACCAATCATATTAGTTTAACGTGTAGAAATGAGTCAACTGACGAGTTTCAGTTAGTTGTCGATTATGGACATTCTTTTTTCTATCCTTGCGACAACAGTGGTGGAGTGGTTGATACTATGGATGCCAAAGATGGAGCAATAACAACAAAAACTCTTGCCGATCTGGTCGATATTACGGCAACTGCCGATACGTCGTCATGTAACGTAGAAGTATTTGTGGGGAGTGCATAATGGCTACTTTTGAAGCACAAGTGGAAGGATTGACGAGCTTGGCGATAGACGGCAGTAGTGCTCCGACTCAAACGGAACTTACTCAGTTTTTAACGGATGGGGCTAAGGAAGTAATTAATCAGTTGCCAAAAAATCTTTTACCACTGTGTGCTGCTTCAGTGTCGGTTACTGCTGGGACTGCAAGTACGTTGAATACCGGCAAAATATTGAACGTTTTTAGAAACGATGGAGATATAGATCATCCATGTCGTAGAATTCCGGCTAATCTGAAAGGAAGGGTTAAAGACCCTGACGAAATGATGTATGCAACTATTTCAGACCCAATTTATTACGTAGATAATAATACTTTAACCGTTTTGCCTAGTGGTAGTACTGGTTCTTATTCTGAAGTTGCATATCCAACTCCGGCTTATGGAGATTCTGCGATAGCGGTATTCCCTGATGAGGCCGAATATCTTGTTGTTCTATATGCAGCCATCAAATCGTTACAGAACGTATTGGGAAATAAATCATCTAATTCCGACATTACCACGGCATTGACTGCCATGAATACGGAACTTGACGAAACTCAGGCAGTATGTGATAAAATAGATGCTGATTTGGTTCTTGCAAAGGCTGAAGTCGTACTTGCAAAAGCAGAAGCGGCTGAACTTGCAACACAAACAGACAATAGTAGTGATTTCAGAACGGCTTTAACTGCAATAAATACAGAATTAGATAAAGTAGATGATGTTATTGTAGAAGCAAGTACAGAGTTTGATAAGGTTGACAATGTAATTGTTGAAGGAAGTACAGAACTTGATAAATCTACCGCATTGTTAGATTTAGGTGAGACTGATACGGAAGGGGCTGTTAATACGTCTTTGGCTAAATTTATTACGGAATTGGATGAAACTCAGACAGTATGTGATTTGATTAATACGCAAGTTGATAGTGCTGTTAGTGAATTAGCAGAAGCTGCAACTCTTGTTGATTCTAGTATAGATACAGCAGTAGCTGCTATTACTACAGCTCTTGGTAGAGTAAATACTGCAGTTGCTTTAGCTAATGCTGAATTTGATTTAGTTAATCCTGAAGTTGATTTAGCGAATGCTCAGGTTGATTCTGAAGATGTGGAAATTGCTCAAGGATATCTTTCTACGGCTCAAGGATATGCAAATGCTGGTTCTCAATATATTAGTGAGGCTCAGGCATCTCTAAGTGAAGCTCAGGGATATGTCGGTGAAGTATCGGCTAGGACTGGTCATGTTGGTTCTCAAGTTGCAGTAGCACAAGGATATATTTCAGCTGCTCAAGGGTATTCAAATGAAATACAATCTAAAATTGCCATTGTAAATGGGTATGTAGCTGAAGTAACTCAAAGATTATCTCAAGCTAGGGCTAAAAGAGAAGAATCTCAATCAAGATTGTCGGCTGGTAATGCTTATCTTCAAGAAGCTCAAGCATATGTATCTCAAGGTAATGCTTATATTTCAGAGGCTCAAGCATACATTTCTCAGGCTCAGGGGTATGGTAATGAAGTTAGTTCTAGAGCTGGTTTTAGTTCTGCTAAATCACAGGCAATTCAAGGTCATATAAGTACAGCTCAAGCCTATGTATCGACAGCTCAAGGATTTGGGAATGAAGTACAGTCTAAAATAGGTATTGCACAAGGATATGGCAATGAAGTTCAATCTAGACTTGCGGTAGATACTGCACATTATTCATGGTATGAAAAACAGCAAGCAAAGTTACAACAAGACTATGATAAAGGTATACAGGTATTGAAATAAAAAATGGCAACTCATAAAATATCGGTAAAGCAGGTTGTAAGTCGGATTCGTCAGGTGTTTCCTGAAGCTTCCGAGAATTACGTTTTGAATTTAATTAATGATTCATTGGTTGAAATTGGTATGTTCAGTACGAAGCCGGTACAGGCTAAGATGAGTACCGTTGCAGATCAGATGTGGTACAAAATAGGAGATGATGCTAAGGATTCTAGTGGAAACAAGTTCGAGGCAAACAAGATTTTTAGAGTGGATTTGATGGATTCGGATGGTGATTACATTCAAATACCAAGACTTATAGATAAAAATATTTTACTTATGGATGCCGATTCAAGCGAATCTGCACTCACAACACCGGACAATAAATAATGGCCAGCAGTATTAAATATCCAGACGATAGAGCAAGATGGTTCATAGAAGGCGACAAGCTTTGTCTTATAACAAACGTAGACAGTGACGGCAATACGAGAACTACGGAAAGAAAACAGTGGAAGGCCATATCGGAGGCCGTAACCAATGGACTATTGCTTCATTATTATGCCGAACCAAATAGTGTTCTTTCGATTAATGATGAATTGGATTTGGACAATACTATGCATTTGGCAATAGTAGACTACGTAAAAAAATGTCTGTATATGGATAAGGCAGGACAATCAACCGATCCAAACTTAACGGCCTCGGCAATGCAGTTGTCTGGTATGCATCAAAGAAATTTTGACGATTCCATAAAACGATATGGAATGAGAAAACGTGATAAAACTGGTGGCAGTAGAGTACTGAAATCAGTTAGTTTAATGTAATATACTCGGATAGGGAGCATTCTCGCCCCACAGGTCGAGTAAATACAATAGGAGAATAGAATGGCAGACCTACAAAGGTTTAGAACACATGAGGCATTGAATACTACCGCAGCTGGTGGATTTTCGGTGGCCGATGCATCATCAGGCGGATTGGGAGGCAGTTCTGGTGCTCAAGTCAGGGCATCTTCCAATGCCGACGTTACAGATACCAAACATATGGATTTATCTTTTGATACGTTTCAATTATTGGTATACGCTGCAGGTGATATATATTTTAATTTTGCAACTTCTGATTTGGATATAGATACCGATATAGATTTAATATTGCCCGGAGGGAGTTTGACGAGCATTGCAGTCCCAATAAGTATTTCTGGATCATCAGGGAGTACCTCCGGTAAAATAATCAGATTTAATTTCTTGTCTACTTCAACGACTGTACATGCAGTCAGGATAGTGGAGGTTTAACATGCTGGATGGATTATTAAGTTCAGCTGGATTTCTAAGTTCTGGAGGTACAATCGGTGGAGACCTGACCATTTCAGGTGATTTAACTGTAAGTGGTGATAGTAGTGGAGCATATAGTGAGATAATAACTGATGGATTGCAAATCACTAAAGACACAGATGGTGAATTTGTTTCATTAATTTTAGTTAATCAGAGTGATGCCGCTGATACAACAGGTATTATTTCACAAAGATTCGACTTAGAAGATACTGGTGGTACTGCTGTTGATTCAGGTAAGATACTTGTAGGTAAGGAAGCATCATTTACTGCTACGTCATCTACTCAAGATTCTTATATGGCTTTTCAGACGAGTTTGAATGGTTCATTAGCTGAAAAAGTACGTATCACTTCAGCGGGCAATGTCGGGATTGGAGCTTCTCCATCTACAACATTACATCTTACTAATACTGCAAATGATGCTACTGCTCCTGAATTAAGACTTCAAAATACAAGAGCAGGAGGTGCTGGTTCAGATGGTGATGATGCTGGTACTATATCTTTTTATGCAAGTGATGCTGGAAGTAATTCAGAAGAAATGTCCACTATTCTTTCAGAAGTCGGATTAAATACTACTGGCTCTACCGCTGGTAAATTAACATTTAAGACAATGGCGGCTAATTCATCTACTGCTTTACTTACTTTAAATGGTTGGGCTGGTGGTTCTCATAATTCTACTGTTTCTTCGGCAATTATTAGTACGGATTTAGTGGGCATTGGAACTACGGCTCCCGATACTTTACTGCATTTGTATTCTACATCTGCAAGCAAGCCAATATTGAAGATTGAGAACGAGCAAGGTGGTGCTAATCCTGTTTCAATTCAGTTGCTCCGCAATACAAGTTCTCCAGCAGATGATGATTTTATTGGTCAAATAGATTTCAGAAGTATGAATGATGCTGGTACTCCTGAAGAAATAAATTATGCATATATTACTGGTCAATCCACAGACATTACTGATGGTACTGAGGATGGAGAGTTACAGTTCTATACAATGAAAGCTGGCACGTCAACCAATACAATGACAATGCAGTCAGGCAATGTCGGGATTGGACAGTCATCACCAGATGGAAAACTTCACATCGAAAGTGGTAGTGCTGGAACTATTGGAACTCTGTCGTACGCTGATGAATTAATTCTTGAAAATAGTGGTGCAGTCGGTATATCGTTAAGAAGTCCAGATGCTAATAGTGGCTCTATTGTATGGCAATCGGATACTAATGATACAGTTGCAAGAATATATGGGTCTTACAATTCTGGAAATGAACTGTTGGCTTTTGAAACCAGCGGCACAGAAAGAATGAAACTCGATGACAACTCCAGAATCTCTCTATCGAATAATGATAGTGGTACTTCCAATACAGTCTTTGGATATGGTGCTGGTATGCCAACAGGCACAAATTCAAATAATAATGTTATTATTGGTCATCAAACTTTTGATTTAGTTGCGAATGATGGTGCAGTAGGCAATGTATTTGTAGGATATAGAGTAGCAAGAGGTAATCCTACATCCGATACTGACCATAATGTCGGTGTAGGATATGTGTCATTAAGTGCCTTAACATCTGGTGATTCTAACATTTGCATTGGCTCAAGTGCTGGAGTGGCGATAACTGAAGAGCATAATGTAATTGCGATTGGTAGAAATGCGGCGGCAACCCTTAATGATACTGGAGCTGATGGCACGGTTGCAATAGGAAGAGATGCTTTCACAGCCCTCACAACTGGTGCTGGTAATGTTGCAATTGGTTATCAATCAGCAGACGCTATGACTGTTGGACAAAAGAATGTTGTAGTTGGGCATCAAGCGATGTCAGCGGCAGTTGAAGATGGGGGATGTGTTGCCGTAGGATGGAATGCTTTATTGGCGGCAAATGGTGGTGGCTCTGATGGAAGTGCAACAAATACTTATAATACTGCAGTAGGATATAATGCTGGTGCTGTTATTAGTACAGGATTACGGAATACGATAGTTGGTGGTGGTGCTGGCCCTGATTTTGATGCGGAAAATAATAATACATTAATAGGAGCATTTGTTGCTTCTGGATCTAATGCCGCCGCTAATCTTGTTGGTGTAGGTGCAAATGCAATAGGAGGTGCAAACTTAACATCTGGAGCTAATGGGACGGTTGCCATTGGAGAATCTGCTCTCACTGCCCTCACATCTGGGGCTGAGAATGTGGCGATGGGTTATCAAGCAATGGCTGAAACTACTCAGGGAGATAAGAATACAGTAGTGGGCTACCAAGCGATGGCTGAAGATGCTACACTCGACAATACAAACAATACATTCCTTGGTTATCAAGCTGGTGGTGGAGATTGGACAACTGGAGCATCTTCATACAATGTTGGTATTGGTTCAAAAGCATTATATGGGGCGATGAATGATGCAGATTACAATGTCGCTATCGGTTCAGAAGCTGGAATAGCAGTTGTTGGTGGCGAACATAACACAATGGTGGGCAATACGGCTGGGAATGTAATCACATCAGGAACTCAAAATACAATTATTGGAAGTGCCTCAGACCCATCCGCCAATAGTGGAACGAACCAATCAGTAATCGGATATGCCACAACAGGCGTAGCGGATAATTCGGTGACTCTTGGTAATGCTTCCGTAACTGCTGTGTATATGTCATCGGATAGCCAAGCATTGGTTCATAGTGCCGGTATTCAATTTGCAGGAACTCAAGTAGCAAATGCGGGAGCAAATGTTTTTGACGATTATGAAGAAGGTACTTATACGATTACCTGCACCTGTGCAACGAGTGGTACCGTTACTATTAATACTTCTGATAATGAACTTCAGTACACAAAGATTGGTCGTGTTGTCCATGTACAGGGAAAAATTCGATTAGCCAGCGTTTCATCACCAGTGGGAAATTTGCAGTGGTCGTTGCCGTTTGCCGTATTGCAAGGTGTTGATGAATCTGGAATGGCGGCGGGGACTGCTATCCCATATGATTTAAATATTGAGAGTGGGATGACATCACTGGCGTGTTCAACCGCAGAAGGTACCTCATATTTTTATATGGTTGAATTTGGTGATGACACTGGGTGGGATATGATAGAAGGCTCGGATGTGGATGGTAATGAGATATTTAACGTAGGATTAACATATGTCACATAATTCTTAATTGGATAATTAAGTGGAACAAACAACAAGGAGTAATTAATGGCTTTAGAAAAAAAAGTAACTTACGATTATGAAGTGCGTGGTGAATTTAAATGTATTCAGCAACGGAAAAGAACTGCTATTGAAGAAGATGGTGTAGAAATATCATTCTCATATAATCGGACTTCATTCATGCCAGATACAGACGTAAGTGGCGAATCTGATGAAGTAAAAGCATTGGCCGATACACTGTGGACAGACGCAGTGAAAAAGGCTTACGAGGATAGCAAAGCAGAATAATTAACAAACAAGGAGTCAATAATGGCTAAAAAAGAAAAAAAAAAGCCAGTCTTGAATCTCGATGAAAAGGAATACGACATCGAAAGTATGACTGACGAACAGAAAATGATGGTAAATCACATTAACGATTTACAGAACAAACAGAATACGAATCAGTTTATGGCTGACCAGCTGTCCGTTGGCAAGGAAGCGTTTATCAATATGCTTCGTGATTCGCTGAATGGAGCATCCAAAGAGGTAGAATCGGAAGCATGATTGTTAGAAGGTGTAGTCAGGGTCATCGAGTTAGGATTCATAGAAATACCTCTCCGGGTGCTACTCGTACAAAGACTTACTCAGATGGGTCTACCGAGACTCTGGCTTATCCTTCGTCATATGATTACTTTGTGGACGTTGACGGCTCTGTGGCTAAGAAGACCAATAGCTTTAAGACTGCTGAAGAGTTCTACGTTGCCGAATGTGCGAAGAAACATGGCGACGGGCACGGTAGGTTGATTGTAGGAGGTCATCACGTAATCAATGGAGTGGCTACTACACAATCGGATTATCCAACGGATTCCAATACGAAGTCGGAGATAAAGGACTTTTACGATAAGCGTGGAGTTGTTTATGGTGGGAGTGAAACTAAATCTGAACTTCTTTCAAGAATAATCAATATGGTTTATCGAGGAAAGATAGAAGTTTCTAAGTATTTAAAGGTTTGATATGAATAATAGAAGTACGAGTTATGATATACCAGTTAGGTACGTTTATGTTAAAAAACGAGATTAAAGTTCTGACTGGATGGATTGGTATTTTGCTGTTCGTTTTGTTTCTGGTCAGCCTTCTTGGATGCGATGGAGGATGGTCTATTGGCGGATTGGATATTAAATGAGTGATGAAGTTAAAACTGCAAGAAGTTATAGGGGTACTGTTGTCGATGACAATGCTATTGTTAGTATTAACATCAAATGGCTGGGACAGTTGCTTGTTTTGGTCGGGATGCTTGTTTATGGCTATTGGCGTGTGGAAAGTAGATTGGGGGGTCTTGAAGATAAGATGCTTGATGCTAATGAGCAAATTGGGGATTTGCTTGGTAAACACATCGTGGAAGAAAGGGCTGAACGAGAAGAGTTGGCAGAGAAAGTGAATTTTTATGAGAAAGAATTTAACATTAACCCCCTTTCATGGGGTAAACGGAAGAAGAAATAATGGAAGAATTTCTGGCAATGTATGCAGAATATGGAATGATTGGCGTGGTAGCCTGCATGTTCGTGTTCATGGTATATCAAAATGCCAAACGGGCTGAAGAGCAAGGTAAGGCAATCAATGACTTGCAAATCGTAAACAGAGGACAGGAAGAGACTCTGGAAAATATGGAAGGCATGATCATTAAGCTTATAGAAAGATGGAACCGTTCCGATGAAACCAGAGATCGAAGACATGAAAATACGGTTAAGGAAATTAACGATATGTCTGACGTTCTTATGGAAATTAAGGGACAAGTGTCGAGGATTAACGGTAAATGAAGATTAACGGATCATTCTCGATAGGAAACGTATGGACTATCGCCATTACGATTTTGGCTTTGGCGGTTCTGTGGGGTTCCAGTCAAAATAAAATAGATAATTTGGAAAAAGCTATCGAAACGAAGGCTAACAAGGAGTTGGTTGAAGTCAAGTTTGAATTCATCCAAACTCAACTTTCGGATATAAAAGATTTGCTTGAACCAATATTCGTAAAAACAAAGTAAAGGATAAATAATGAACATAATGAAAATGGTCGCAGATGAATTGTTTTCGGATGAAACTGGAGATGAATTAATTGATGAAATTAATAAAGCCGTTGATATCCCAATTCTATCAGAAAAGACCGAAAAAGCCATAATGCAAGCATTGTGGAAACTTGTTAAAGCTGTTATGATGAAGAAACTGGGAGTATAGACAATGAAACTTATCGTATCAATATTATTGGTTTCACTTCTTGAAGGATATACGCCTCCTCAACCCGTTCAAACGACAACTGTGATCGTTATGGAAGAGGTGAAGAAGAAGAAGAAGAAGGGAAAAAAATCAAAAGGCGGTAAAGGCGGAAAGAAGAAGAAAGGTTTTTTCTCTAAGGTATTCGGCAATAAATAATGCCTAAATTCGGTAGAAAATCAAGAGGGAAACTTAAAGGCGTTGATACTAAATTGGTTAACGTCTTGAATGAAGTCGTCAAGTATTTCGATATAATGGTAATTGAAGGATTGCGTTCTCAAGATAGACAGGATGAACTTGTCGCTCAGGGGAAGAGCAAGACCAAATTCGGAAAACACGTTTTGGGAAAGGCAGTTGATATTGCTCCATATCCATTGGATTGGAATGCAAGAGACGACTTTCATTATCTCGGAGGTTTTGTTCTTGGGGTGGCTTCCAAAATGGGAATTAAGATTCGTTGGGGAGGAGACTGGAATGCCTCCAGTCTTTTTAAGGGACAACGCACTACCAAGGACAACAACTTCGACGATTTGGTTCACTTTGAGTTACTCGATTAATGCCTAAGCAAGTACATTACATTAGAGATTTTTCCGGAGGCATAAACAGCCAGAGAAATCCTCGAGACATAAGCGACAATCAGACGCCATTCTGTCAAGATGCCATGGGAGACAGAATCGGTATGCTCAGGACTATGGGCAATGGAGAAGGAGATTTAAGGCAAAAGGGCAACTCCAGTTCTACGAAAGCCGTTTCTACACTTAGTAGTACGGATTTATCTAATGCTAATGGATACGGATTCAAGCATTATGAACTTGATTATGCCGTAGATGGGTCTGAAGAGGAAGGTGGAGAACATTATTTTGCCGTAGTAAATACGAATGGTAGATTGAGAGTGTGGGATTATACTAATGATACGTGGGATATTTTACCTCAGAAATATCAAATTACTGGTTCAATAGATGTAACAGGAACGAATACAGCAGTACCCGGTACTGGAACAGCATTTGATTCTGAAGTTAGTGCACAAGATAATATTATTGTTTCTGGTGAAACAAGAACAATAGCTTCAGTTACAAATGCTACAACAGCAGCAGTTACGGCTAATTGGGGTAGCGATTTAGCTAATGATACTTCTCCAGATATAAAAAAATCTATCGATTTAGGTGCTGGGACTGATATAAAAGCTAATATAACTGCATTCGATAATGGTTTGAGAATATGTGACAGTAATTTAGACAACAGCAGTACTCCTAAATATTTTAAATATATAAAAAGAAGTCAGCTTGGTAGAAATAGGGATGGGTTTTATGGAGGTGCAAATACCCTATTGGCACCATCAGGATGTGATTTAGTAACTAGTGCAACATATGAGGATGGTTTAATAAATTTTAAAATAACTTCTGAAGATGATGGTGTAGGCTCTTGGAAAAAGACTGATTATGCGTTTGCCTGTTCCTTTGTATACGACGGTAATCAAGAATCTGCATTGGAGGAGATTTCAACGTCAGGTGGAGATACTCTTGCCGCAGCTGACGTCAATGCAGACAGGCCATGGGTAGTTGCCGTATATGCAGCTAATGCCACTAAAATAACTGATTATGATGCTCGTATAACTGGTGCCCGCATATATTGGAAATACTGGGATGAAGAGAATGAAAAGGTGGAAGAGGGTGAATGGAATTTACTTGTCGATTGTGATTTTACTGGGGCTGCAGGAGTAACAAAATCTTTTGGGATCAGAGGAAAATTAAGCGACAGGTTTAAAGATTGGACTATAAGTAGTAATGATGCAATTGCCACAATCGTCATACAAGACCCGTCTATTGATACTTATGCGACGATAAATGGATATAGCAGCAATGACGGTAATCTTTATATAGGTAATTCAGGAGATGGATACAAGGCTGCCGTGTATGCCAATCGTCGTATGTTCGTGGCCGGTGTAAGAATGACTTTCGAAGATGGGGTACAGAGACAGAAACTGGATAGGATAATGTATTCTCCAGTAGGCAAACCAGACGTATTCCCATTGAGCAACTATATTGATATAGTTCAATCGGATGCCGAGCCTTATATTAAATTGGAAGCTGTAGGAGACAAGTTGTTTGCCTTCAAATCGGATAATCTTTACGTTGCCAATATTGCAGGATATGCTTCAGATTGGTATTTGGAAAGCACCAACAAGGGTATGGGAGTGTTGTCTGGTGGAGCCGTATTTAGAACTGATTACGGTTTAGTGTGGGTAAATCCCAATGGATTGTACAATTATACTGCCGGTGGAGGCATATCAGAACTTACTGAAGATAAGGTTTTAAGCGGATATAAGACGGACAGCTATAGTAAACCATCGTGGGGTAAATTGATAACTGCAGGTACGATCATAGGTTACGATAAGAAAGAAAAGGAAATTGTCATCGTATTGAATTCTGGTTCAGCAACGAATGATCAGAGTTTTGGTGGAAATGGTGCCGACGTTATTGTTTATGATTTGGAGACCAAATCGTTTTTCTTTGGTAAGAATAGATTGTTGAGTGGTGGAATTGCTTCAAATTTCGATTATGATTGGAATGGAGATTTGGTGTATACAACTGAAACTAGTGATGTTATAGATATTAAGAAATGGCAGTCCGATGATCAAACTTCCACTGCATTTGTGTATCAAACTAAAGATTTTGATTTTGGACATCCGTCAAGATATAAAAAAATATATGCTATTTATTTAACGTACAAACATTCTCATGGAACCGCAGCTTCAAATTTTGTCAAGTATGTGCAAGATGGAGGCACAAGTTTCATTACTACTAATTTATCCAATAATAGCTTTGATCAGGCAACCGTTTTTAAAATACAGAAGGTTACTTTTTCTACTCCGTTGAAATGCCAGAGTATTGCATTGCAATTCAATGGTGGTTCAAATGCAACTAAAATAGAGATTAATGATATTGGTATTGAATATAGGCTTTTGCCATCAGCTAAAATGGAGGATACGTAATGGCAATCGTATTCAATAAAGCTAAAGCAAATTACGTGGTTCCTGAAGATTCGAGAGGTTCTAGGGCTGGAGGCAAAAGTCGCAATGCCATGAACAGAGTTCCGTCAGTAGGGAGATTGGAGTCAAGGGACGGCACCGATCTTGATTATTTCGACGACAGCAAGGGAAGCGTGTCTTCCACGAGTTATGGCGGATATAAAACTGCCATATCGTCCAGAGTGGAGGATATGGATAGGGTTGAAGATGCAATCAATCCTAGGAGTATGACGAGTCAGAAAGCCAATAGTGCAACTTTCAGGGGAATGGTTCATATGGGAGGCATCGGGTTTAGAGCCGTTAAAATTGGTACGGCTGCTCAACCTTCTGCTAAATATGTATCATCAGAAGTTCTTTATCTTGATGGAACTCTTGGAGGTGAGATTGCCACGTTTATAAGAACTGATGATGATTTGCTTATCAGCAGAATTGTTGTTGATCAAACCGGACAATTTCTTTCTTCTATGGTTATATTGGAATCTGGTGATGGTGATTGGACTTTGGATTGTGCAGGTAGTGGCAGTATTAATGATGATATAAATATGGATTCCGATGATATATTGTATAAAAATCTTGATGGCAGCAATCAATTTACCATACCGTCTGGAGGCAGGGTATTTTTAACTCAGAGTTCTCATGATTGGAAAGTTCAATCAGTTTCAAGTTATGGAGGTTTGGACGTTCAGTTTAGTGGAGGTTCCATAACTTTAACCAATAGTTCATCTCCTTCAGTAGTGGCCGATGAAGTTTCATTGGCATCCAGCGATGCATCATCCGGAGGTGCCATATTGAATATATCACAGGAGAATGCTCCTGCGTCAAGTACAACTTGGGCTATGAGTCATAGGGTAAAGGTAAAAATAAACGGTACTGAATATTATTTGGCATTAGATGCTGTATAATGGAGAAAGATTTAAAATGAACAAAAATTTAACAATCTGTTGGGATTGCAATCTTATCAGCTTTATATTAAGCTTGTATTATTCCATCACAATTTATAGTATGGAGCTTTAAAATGGCATATATACCGGGAGCATCAGGCCAAGCTTATAGTTTAGGTTTGAATCGTAAAATACAAGATACTCAAGGCGATCTTATGAGAAAGGCTAGGTCTCTTTCTAGGCATCAATCTAAAAGAGGGATTTTTGGTAAAATAGGAGGAATGTTGGGTTCTGTTGCGTTACCTGCTCTTCTTGGTGGTACTATGGGCCCTGCCGGAATGTTGTTGGCAAAAGCTGCTGGTAGTGGTCTTGGCACTTTTTTGGGTGGTAAAGCCGCTGGGTCGGGGCCGTCTGTAGATCAATCCGATGAAGGTCTTTTGGGTTCTCAGTATAAGATGTTGCAAGATATAAAGGGTGGACAAGACCAAGATTTAATTGGGGCATCATTTGGAGCAGGTATGGGCAGTCTTGCTTCTGGACTGACATCCGCGGCAGGTCAAAAACTACTTGGAGATAAATTAAAATCTGTTTTTGGTAAAAGAATGGCTGGAAAAACTGGTATAAGCGGTTTTGAAGGTACTCCAATGAAAAGTGTCTTTGGTCTTGATCCTACTGGAGCAGAAAGACTTTCTCCCGGAATGCAATCATTTTCACCTAGCAGCAGAGCTGGTATGGCAGGATATAGCGGATTTACTCAACCATCTCAATCTTTTAGTTTTGGACAAACGGGAGGAGGGTCTGAAGAATTAGCACAATTTGTTCAACCTGATAAAGACCCTACAAGTTATATTGATAGATATATGAATGAGAAAAAATATAAAAAATGGTTCGACAAAAATTATGGAGACAAATATGCAAATATTGCCGAAGCAGTTGGAGGGGACGTTAGCGATATTCAACGTCTTTCTCCTCAATCTTATAAAAATACTTTTGGTTTAAACGCCATACCACAGATGTTTGAAGAGGGAGATTTTCGAAATCCTCTTCGTTCATCAAAGTGGTTTACTCCTAAATCCGGGTCTGAATTGTCCGGAATGCAGGAACGATTAAGAGGGATGGCTGGTGAGGGTGGTCTTTTTGATCCAGAGACGGGTGATCCTATAGAATTGACAGGAGAATCAATGTCTGGACGTATGAATGAAGGAGTTGGTGGACTACTAGGTTCTCTATTTAATCCTTTTCATGAAACGGAGAGAGAAGCACCTAGAAGTAGATTGACAGGACTTACTATAGGAGATTCTTTTGATCCTGATTTAGAAGAGATAGGAAAACAAGATTCTATAGAGCAATATTTGCAAAGCCTGCAAGGTATGCAAATGGGAGGAATGACTGGAGTGTCTAATCCATTGCCGTATCAAGTTGGAGGCCTTTCTGAATCAGTAGAAGGTTTCGATTCTCCAATGGTAGATATGGATAGGATTCTTGCAATGAGTAAAATTAGAAAGGGTATGTCTCCTGAATCCAGAGAAAAAGTTGATCTTGGCCAAGCTAGTATTGTACCGCCTAGACGTAGAAGTTATGGTGATAGGGTGTTAGAGAGAAATAGAAATTTAAGGGAACAACATGGTGATATGGATTTTAGCGATATAATGGGTAAGTACTCTTCAGATCAATTAATAGATATGATTCCCGGATATCAAATGGGCGGTATGGGAGGTATGCCCGGAAGACGGATGCCTCAAATGATGGGTCAGTCGATGGGACGGATGCCTCAGATGGGAGGCCCAATGCCTCAGATGCCTCAGAAACCGATAGCTCCTATTGGAAGACCCACTCCTTATAATATAGGTGGTTCAGTATCCAATCAGCCTCTTTCATATCAGATGGGCGGTATACTTAAATACAAAAGGAGTCCATTCGCATAATGGCTGGTTATTCCAAATATAGTAGGGCACCGGGAGACAGCATATTGGCTCTTTTGGAGCCGGGAGAATACGTTCTCAACCGCAATGCCGTAAATGAAATCGGTAAGGAGAATCTTGACGATATAAATTTTGAAGACGTTCCAAGATTCAACATGGCTCAGCGTCAAGTTGGAGGAATGCTTGGAGATGTGATTGGTATGCAGTCCGGAGGGGCTTGGGAAGAGATGGAGTCTCGGCGATCAGAAAGTCCTAACATACCATCATTTGGCGGTTTGTGGGATCGGGCTCAAGATGAACTAGCTCCTGCACCTCCTACACCTCCTACATCTCCTGATTATGGTGGATATCAAGCTCCAGAAACTGGTTTTGAAGATTTATATGAGTTTTATGGTATGAAGCCTACTGATAAACAAAAAGAAGATTTTGAAAAGCAATATGCATACGATCCAAGTAGAGAGGCTCCTTTATTCGAACAATATCGGGCAGGATTAGAGACTGGGAGAGAGGCAGCTGGGGCAGGGGCCGGAGAAGCTCGTCAAGCAGCTGGGCAAATGGGAAGAGGATTTGCAGGTGCCGGTACAAGAGGAACGGCAGTTCAAAAATCTCAGGAATCGATGTATGATGCTTATTCGGAACAGCGTCGACAGGCTCAATCAACTTTAGGTCAACAGCTTAGAGGAGAGAAGGAAGATTGGATGAAGCAGGCAGGAGCAGGGTTAACTGCTTTGCAATCAGCCGAAGGAACTCAGCAATATGGTGCATCTGAAGACCCGACTGGAACTGAGTATGAGTTCCAAGAAGGCAGAGATATAATGCCTCCCAGTAATCCGACTCATGGACAGGCTCATGTATATTGGAATGATTTCAAGGTTTATTGGAATGAAAAGACTCTTGCTTGGGATAAACGTACACCATCTTATTATGGAATGTAACCAACTCAATAAGATTGCAAAACAAAAATAATAATATTATAACAGGATTTAATTATGGGAAAATATGACGTAATAAGACAAGGATCGATCAATCTCGTTCATCCTGATCCTTGGGGCACAGCCTTGGAGGTGTTCGACAATGAAATGGAAAGGCACGACAAAAGACAGGTGCGAGCCGAAGCTCAAGAAAGATACGATGAAGAGCAATTTAAAGAACAAGAAAGATATGATGAAGCACAATCCATAGCGGCTCAAGATCGTCTTACAGAAGAAAGCAGATATGATGAACAACAAGATATAGCGGCTCAAGATCGTGCTACAGAACAAAGCAGATATTCCGATCAACAAGATGCAGAGAGTAACCGGATTAAGAGAGACAATTGGGATTTTATGTATGAAGAAGCTGAGAATGATGCCCAACGATATGCAATTTATAAAGATGGATTAACACATGCAGTACCCGGATTAACACCGGGAGTATTGAATACTCGCAAAAACGCAATGATGGAAGAAGAACGATTGGAATTGATGTTAGATAAGTATAATCAGGGTAGTCCTGATTACAAGAATCAGCATGGGCCTGCATTAATATCCGCTTTAATAAAAAACAATAAACCTGTACTATACGATACAATAAATAAAGATTATAAGGAAATTGAATCAGAAGTTCAAAATGCGGAATTAATTGGTTTGATATCGACTGCATATCCTGACGTGATTACAGAGAAAACAAAGTCTTGGATAACTCAAGCAGGAGTTTTAAGCGATAAACAACTGGATATGGTTAAGTCTATGATTGAAGCCAATTTAGAATCAAAACAATATAGTGTGGAACGAAAGGCAGACCTTATTAACAGTATTATGACTATGTCTCCACCTGATGATACAGCTTCACGAAAGGTAATAGATACTCACCATAATCTGCAAGCGCTTGCAGCGACTATGCTTTATGAGTTGGAGGGGAGAGGAAAAAAAGGAGAACTTGAACCTGAACCCTATCCCACGTATGAAGACTATGAGACACGGATACCAGAAGATAGCTCTTACAATCAACTACGTAGCGAAAAAAGAAAACAAAGGATATTCAATGATGCAGTTAGAGCAAATCCTGAAGAATGGGAGAGGATGAGTAAAGAAGAACGAAAGGAAGCCGGTGATAAAATACTGAAAACAATCGAAGAAAGAGAATATACAGCAAGGCCTAAGGAAGAAGGAATAAGCCCCACTACCGGAGTAAGATATGACGTTGATTTTGTTGAAAGATATTCAATGGAGGGGATTACTGAAAAAATGATTACTGAAAAAGTAAATTCTTTAATGAAGAAGATTCCTAAGAAACAGCGTACTGATATAACGAAATCTAGAATGAGAGAACAAGCAATAAAATTATTAAAAGATGAAAGAACTAATCAATATGTAAAACAATTAAAAGCTCTGAAATCAGAAGAAAAACGATTAGCAAGAGAAAAAAGAGGAATATCCCTATCTAAAGAAACTGGTAGAAGATGGCAATAAAATTGGATTCTAATAAATGCCAGACCCATATACAGAGTATCTAAATCTAGCAAGAAAGCGAGCTGGATTAGACCATTATTCCGAATATCTTAATCTTTCTCAGGTGGGTGTCGGAGACCCTTATGAGGAATATTTAAGACTACTGACATCCCAAAATAAACTGATGACTCCCGAGCCGGGAGAAATAGAAGAAATGGATACCAGAGACCCTGTAGGATTCGGAGGTTATTTGTGGAAAGGATTCAAGTCTGGTGCCACTTTGGGATATGCCGGAGATGAAGAATTGGGTCAAATGACCACTGGAGAACTCAGCGGTCTGCTTATAGGAGAATTGGGAGGAGGTCTCTTACCACTTGGTTTTGCTACTGCCGTTACTGGAGGATACGGAGCCCCTGCCGTTGCCACGGGTAGAATGGCAAGGGCATATAACATCATTCAAAAACTCGCCTCGTCCGGCAGTAAGATCAACAAAAACACAAAGTCCATTAAAAAACTGGATGCAATTAAAGACAGGTCTAAGATAATTAGACTGGAAAAAGAGATTGCGGAGGAGGCGTCCAAGAGTAAGGGATACAAAAAAATTCTTAAAGATGATAAAAAAGATTATATAGAGAGCATTTTAAAAGCCGAGCCTTCAAGATTCATATCTCGATCAGGAAAGGTCAAGACTTTAGCCAAAGCTCCATTGTTTCCCACAGCAGGTGGAATGATGGGAAAACGAAAGTTATACCAGTCTTCAATAAAATCGATTGCGGAAAACTATGGATTTGAAGCTGCCAATGCTGCAAACAGATTCGCCAATGCGGCAGTGTCGTTTGCCGCCACCGGAGTCCTTAGGAAGAGAGGAGAAGGAACTTTCGGTGAACTGAATTTGGCCGATAGAATGGCCGGAATACCGAAAGATGCATGGATGGGTGCATTGTTTACGGTTGCAGGATTGCCGTCCATGTTGGGTGCAAAAGGGGCAGGGTTATTGGATTCTGCAGCTCTGATGGGAGTAGGAGGATACAGCGATTATCTTACTGGGTCTCCAAATCCGAACATGACTGCTCAAGAAAGATTGATGCATGCCCTGACTCTTGTGGGATTCCATCATATTCAGAGAGGATTCAGCAATGCCTATGCCAAAGACAAGATGTTCAATGCCTTGCTTGACTTGAAGTTTGAAAGGCCCTTGGCATATGAACTAATTTATGAAAGCAAGGCTTTAGATGCTCAATTTAAAAACAATAGGTCTTTTCTCAAGAAGGAAGGATTCATATACAGGAACAGAAAAGACAAGGATAATTTCGTTTCCATAACAGATATAGTTCCCAAAGGAGAGAAAGGAGAACCGGCGAGGATTACAGTAAAAGATATAGGTTCAGGAAAATCGGATGCATACGAAGGCAAAAGCATTTCAAAAGCAAGAGATAATCTTCATGCAAAATATGAAAGAATAGATTATACCGATAAAAAATATTACGACGATCTGCCAGCCGACATAAAAGAGAATATGGATTTCCAAAACAGGATGAAAGACAATATTGCAGGCGGAGACGTTCCAAAACGGACTAAGGAAATGACCCAAAGGAAAAATGATCTTGAATCAAAAAGGATGAAGATTGATGAAGCTTCCAAAGGGCCAAGATTTTTCAATATCAAAAAAGTTGATCCGTCTGAAGTTACAAAAGGGAAAAATCCCGTCATCGACATCCGCAAGGATTTAAAAGGGCAGAAAGAATGGTTCGACGCTGAACTGGAGATGTTGGAAAAATTGAAAAATGAAAATCCAGACGTTCCTTGGCAACAATTTGAAGGTGGAAATTGGCCGGCAGTATATAATTGGGTTCCTTCAGGAGAAAGAAAATATATTAGTAATTTTATTACTAACTACCCCTTACAATATCATGGTCCGGTGGGGTCTCCCCAGAAAGTCATTTCTGCAAAAATGGTTCAAGAACGGATTCACAAGAACTTTAGAAAAGAAGCTTTAAAAGACCCGTCGAGAAAAGTTGAAAAAGATTTTCCTGCCAAAGTGAAAGACTACAAGGAAGGAGACATAATCGTAATACCAAAAATCAGAAGGCATAGAACCGTTGCCGATGAAGGGACTGGTGCTGCGTTCGACAATAACGAGAGTCAGTTGGCTGTCATTATAAAGACAAATAAAGATCGACCTGATCGCGTCGTAAAAAAGGAAGGAGACAGATACGTTCCAATTCCCGATGCATCAACTGTAAGAGTGAGAACCGTCGATCTTGCTTCGGGAGAGTCGATGGAATTAAATATTCGAATAGGAAGATCAAGACGAAAGCGCAAGGATGGTTTAGTATTCAGAGAAAATTTTATAGATGAAAATAAAAAAGAGATCGATAAGTTACGAAAGGAGTTGGAATCACAAACAAAAGAGGAGCGTACCGAGTATTGGCGTGATCCGTCAACTGGAGAAATAAGGAAAGATAAGATTGGCAGGCCAATGGTCAAGAAAATACAAGATATTGATGACATTTACGTTTTACAGGAATATTTGGAACGCACTGGTCAGTTAGAATCATTCAATGAAAGAGTAAAACGGATCGGCGAATACATAGAGCTGGACGTCACTGCCGATCCTTTTGTCAAATCAAAAGGCAAGATAGACCCTGAAATTTACAATACTGAAATGTTTAAAGACGCTTCCGGTTTAGTTGAAGGCAAATACATAAAGGAATTTTACAAACCCGAATTATTTTATCAAAATGACAAAGGTAAAAACGTATCGTTTGATTTGAAAAACATAGGATACAAGGGCGAATATATATTCGATGACCTATTGGAAGCTCATAAAAAAATGGAAAGAATATGGAGTGAGCCAATTCCAACCAATGAATTCTTGAAGTCGTCAATGGAAAATTTAACAAGGCAGGCAGGCAAGCTTGAAAAGAATCCTGATTGGGTCAGATTCAACAACAAAAAACATGCCATCAAAAATGAATTGAAATCTCAGGGATACTCGGCATGGGATCAAAGAGCCTTGATTACGGCGTTGTATCCACATGCCAAGGGTAGGAGCTCCTCTGAGATGATCGAAAGCCTTACGTACAGCGAATTGTCGAGAATAAAAAGATTCATCAAGGGAGAGGAATCAAGTCTGATACACGACAATACTACAGTTACGTTTCTCGGTGACAATTTTCCGTCAAAGGTTAGGGCAGCTCGTCTGAAATTAGTCAGAACCATGAGAGAATTTTCAATGCCGACTATGGGAATTTTCGATGCTGTTGGATATTACGGACAAAAAATTGCCCGGAAGTTAGAGAAATTTTCAATGTGGAGAACGAACGTGATGGGTAGTGTTGTCCAGTTCGAAAAGGCAATGAATACCCACCTGAAAAGTCACGGACTTGATCTCAACGATATTCAGAAGTTCATGCAGGTCATGCGCGATCCAAAATACGAAAGGCAGAAAGAGAGCAAGGAATATAAAGATTTCATAGAGAAACTGGAGAAGATAAAAATAATAGAAGGAGAAGGAAAATTTAAAACCGAACTTAGCCTAAGATCGTGGGTCGAAAATGCATATCAGAAATTCTTCGACGATATGGCAAAGATACAGATCAGTTCCAACTCTTGGATCAAGACGGTAAACAAGAAGGGAGATGTAAAGACAAGAAGATTCGTAAAGATATCCGACAAGAAAGGCAACGAGATAGAATTGATAGATATGTATGAAAATCCTGAAAGGCACAATGCTCAGGTAGATACGTTTTTGTCTTTTCTCAAAGGAGGACAAAAAGGAGAACCGGCACCGAAAAAGGTTATGGACAAACACGGCAAGATGGTAGTTGCAGATCGCAAGAGTTTGGTTTCTTATTACGAACCCAACTACTCTCCAAGGATGATAACCGATAGATTTATGATGATTGCCGGAATAACCAACACAAAATTGGATGCAGCCATACACGATCTTATGAAAAGGCCGGAGATAAGAGAGTTGGGAGTGTCGGAAGCTCGAAAGATGGAGATTGCCCGTCAACAGTTGAATGAAATATTAAACATGAGAGGGCCTCAGGGCGTTTACGGCAGACAATGGGCTAGAGTTGCCGATTTGCCGACACACTATTATCTAAAGAAAAGAGGCAGGTCTTGGGAAAAGGACAACTACGAAGTGATTCAGCTCGAGGGAGGCAGTCACAACGTCACCAAGCCAGACGGAACGTTGTACAAGAAGGGCGAAAAGATACTTGATTCCCGCAGGAAAGAAGTAGTGATAGACGAAGTGATTCCAGTATATGAAACCGACTACAACATGGTGATGAAAAAGTATTCCGATGCAATCTCACATTCCACGGCAGCTGCTCATACGTACGGATCAGCTAAGCATAAAAATATTCTTTGGAATGATTTGGCAGAGGGAGTTGGTCGCGAGACTGGAGACCCTTACTATAAGCAATTTGCAACCAAGGTGATTAAAAATCAGCTTTATGGAGAATCCCGTACTGGATTCGACAGATTTTTCAGGCCTATTGCAAGAGTTTCTGCTCTTACTGGACTGTCGTTCCCCGTCAGTGCCTTGAAAAACACTCTTCTTGGTACGACTCAGGACGTCACCGTGTTTACTTCAAGAGAACTTTTGAGTTCCATGCGACATCTTTTGAGTAAGGGAATGTATAAAAATGAAAGGGATATGGCTAGGTTAAAAGGTTACACTCACATAGGAGCCTACGATTTATTTCTGACTTCCAAGCCTTTTGTTGGTGCCACATGGCTGAGGAAAATTCTCTACAATGCCGGACTCATGCAGACAACCGAATCTTTAAACAGAATCGTCTCACAATCCATCGGGCCGTTTGCATTGAAAATTCACGTCGACAATGTTGCCGGAATAAAAAATGCAGCCACTAAGGGATTGTCTCAGGGTGCAAGTCGAAGAATATTGGTAGACGTGTTCGGTTTTAAAGGCGAAGAGATATCCGATATGGCATTCAGGCGTCAGTCTGCGAAAGAATCAGGCAACTCAATGGTGTTCAAGGAAACGGAGACGGACAGAGCAAGATACAGGTCACAGTTGGTTACTCAGGGATCGGGAGACATACCCTACGTCCCGTATTGGATGGGCAAGCAGTGGGCAAAGCCGTTGACTCTTTTCTACAGGGTGGCCTATAGGATGACGGAGACGGCCCAGAAGAACGTGATCAAGCCGATCATAGTCGACGGCAATATGATACCGGCTATGAAATACATGACTGCCGTTACTGGTTCGGGAATGGTTTTATACAAGTTTTACGATTGGGTGCTTGATGAAGAAAGAATGAATCAGTTCAAGTCGATGCCTTCAAATATGTTGGATTATTTCATAAAGGCCGAAGGGCTGGGATTGTTCAGCAATGCCTTCAACGAGTATGGTGGAGTGGCCGATTCATATTGGCCTGTGGTTGCCCGCAACACGGAAACGTTCGTCGACATGCTGACTGGAACGTTTAAGGAAGTGGCCAGAGGCGAGCCTGAATTTGCCATAAAGGAAATCGGCGACGGGATGTCCCAAATAGTTGCCGCCTACAACGGATACAAGAGGGTATGGGACAGGTTGACCGGAGACACTCAGAAAAGATTCAAGGATTCCAGAAGAAGGCAGACCCAGTTTCTGGATGCCTTTTATCCAAAGGAGAAATTAGACATAGATTTTGACGATGGAGCAAACAGCAAAACGGCCTACTACAGGGGAGTCAGGGATTCTTTTTGGATAGATGATAACAAGAGAAGAGCAAGATCATACTACTCGGCCCTGCATTATCTGACCCACACCATAATGGCAGACAAGGGATTCACTGCAGCCAAGGCGAAGAAGGAGGCCCGATCTAGATTAAAGAGAAGCATATCCAAACTTCGTCCCATACCAACCAGTTGGAGAAAGACTCCGGGTCGTACCCGCAAGTCCAAGTATCATGAGTATTACACTAGGCTTCCGGCAGGTGCTCGTGAAGAGGAAGATGCATTGGATTCTCTGTACATAAGAAGGAAACAGGAATTGTACAATGCCATAAGACAATACAAAGACCTATACGATACGGATCAATACTGATGCCTAAACCTTTAGATTACTTGCCATCATTTGAATCATCAGTTGTCGATGAGACTGCAGTTCATCACAACATAGATAATTTAATATTTGATCATGAAATTAATCCGTATTATGAAAATCCTAAAGAAGCATATTATGGTAAACCATATAGATATGATGCTAATCTAGGGGAAGAAGAACATCGTATGTCTATACCATTCAATATGGCACATTACGCTGATATAATTGAAAAAACAAATTTACCTCAATCATTAAGCCCGGTTATAGAAAAATATTTACCCGGTCATGGTGAAAGTATAGAAAACCATCTTCTTCATAAGATGCGTAAGGGGGATGACCCGGGTGGATTAGTCGCTTATTATCAACCATGGCAACGAGGGTCTGATGCTGCTAGCCATAACTATGCCAAAAATATAGGTGGTTATTATAAATCGGCTCAAGATACTACATCTCCTGACACAATAAAGATTTTTGCTGATGCTTATGAACCGGGTAGTGGCTCTACCGATTCTTCAGTCTACACCATAAGGAATGAGGCTCCATTTGGATTTATTCCACCACAGACTGGCGGTGATAAATATGGTAAATGGCGTATTGAAAATAAAGCTAGTGCTAGGTATGGAACTGCACTTCACGAGCCTCTTCATGGTATCAAATTTCCTGATAAAGTGGGTGGTTATTATAAAAAGAAATATCTATCCCTACTGGAAGATGGTATGAAACATATGAGCCATATAGTAGACCCTGCGGGTATGAAAAAATTTCCGGGGTTTTCACAATCGGATTACAGGAAGTATGTTAAAGAAATGGCTGAAAATTTAATAAGTACTTACGGGGGCGAAACATTAAGACGGCAATTAAATAGATTATTTAAGGGTAAGACTGAACATAAAGAATCAGTTATGGTTCAGGATGTATTTGATGATTTGTTTCCTGATTACGTTGATCCTCCTAAGGAATATAGTCAGCTGCCCAGAGAGGGTTATCAAGAAGGTGGCCATGCAGAAGAGTTGCAGGATATTTATCAAAATTGGGATGGAACACCAATGGTTGGTGTCGGGGAAGATATAGACGGTGACTCTGAATTTGATAGAAATATGGAAAATGCCTTAGCCATTCAATCTCAAATGCAAAGCTTAACTGGGAGTGATCTGAATTCTCAGGGACAAAATTATTTGTCTAAGATTTTACAAACATCTCCAATGTCTGACATAGGATATTATTCATCTCATGTACAGCATGGTTCGGGTAAAGATGCTAGGTTGTCTAACGTATTTTCACCAATGTACTATACTGGAGAACGAGATGAAAATGATGATCGTATATTTATTCCACGACTAGACCCCGTAGAGGTATTGGGAGTAAAACCAAAACAACAAGGAGGCCCTGCAGAAAGGCCACCAATATTAGGATATATGCAACCCGGATTTAATCCTGAAGGATATGGGTATGATATGAACACTGCAGAAGAAGCCGGATTGGAAAGAGATGAGTTTGGTCATATGGGTAGTTTAGACCCTAGAACAGGCATGGTGTTAAAAGGTAGAAAACATGAAAGCTGGAATCCAATGGTTCAAGAAGAAATGTATAGAGGCAATACCGTAATGTATAATCCCAACGAAGATAGATATTTTTCTATTGAAGGAGGCATGTACGAACCCGCAGTACAAGATGAAACGGCCCATAGCCAAATGGATAAGCTTATGTTCGAGAACGAACTTAATCAACAGCCTCAGTACTACATGAGTGAGTATGAGGAAGGATATGATCCTGTAATGGACTTTGCCGAAGGCATGATGCCTGTTGGACTGATTGGTAAAACTGGTAAAGGTGGATTTAATTTATTAAAAAAATTATTATCATCAAATAAAGCTGGGAAAGCTGGGAAACAAATTTTAAAAGAAGGTTCAAGTAAAATAAAAAGAGCTACAAAATTACCCGAAAAATTTGCTAAGGTAGGTGATCATAATATTGGAGTTGCTGAGTTTACAGATGATGCTGGTAATATTATAAAACAACCAATGTATAAAAGTACTGGTACAAGCGGGTATGGTGGACAAAGAGCTGGGGAATGGATGCCATTTCTAGGAAAAAGAGGCGGTGAATTTCATAAAGGTAGGTATGCCCTTGGAAAGGGAGGAAAGCCAGTTTCACATATGATTGATTTTGATAAGTATGGTAGAGTAATGGAAAAAAGTTTATCACCAAGAATGAAAAAAATACTACCATCAAAATCGAAATTTGATTGGGAAGCTAGAATGACAGGCCCTACAGGCCCGGATACAGGAAGGATGAAACAACTTAGTTATGATATAAAACAACTTGAAAATAAGCTAGATGATTTGCCATTATCTAAAGTTGAATTTAAAGACTTGAATAAATGGCTTAGTAAACAAGGTGTTAAAGTGCCTGAAAGGACATGGATACCAGAAACTTATTAAAGGGGTCTAATCTCCCGTTTACGGGACTATTATAGTTTATTCGATACTATGTTCGCTTCCGACAAGAAGGACATGATTTGAACGATTTACCATGAGGAGGAACGTCTTTGCAGTACAGTACGTGATTCCTCATAAATCCTCCACCTCCAATCATGTACTCCCATATTTTTTTGCAGTCGGGGCATCTATACAATACGTTGTCGGTGTTTGATTTTTTAAAGTTTTCCTTTGGTATGTTTTTTGAACCCTTGGCTCCGAGCATGACTCTGGCAAGTACCGATCCGTCATCGTCTATTTTGTAGTTTGACGTATTCCCTCCTCAATATTCTAATGATTGTTTTCAGTTTGCCTATAGGCAGTTCCTGCAGAGGCCGGTAGCCGGCAACTCTTCTTTTTATCTTCAGAGTTTTCTTTATGCCCAATAGAGATTGGGCCGTCGCATACCGGCCTATCAGATCGTAGATTTGCTCTTCCTTAGAACGGGACTTCATCCGAATCTGAATCGGATTCGTCCGTATCGATTCTTGGCTCGCTCACTCGAAGGCTTAGATATGCGTTTCCACCTTTGGAAACGTTCTCCCAAGCCGCCAGTTGGATTTCCTCTCCTTCTACGTTGAGGCTTCCCTTGTAGGCTGGCTTGTTGTCCCCTTCTTCTCGATAAGTGTTGACGAAGAGAACTCCTTTGTTTGTGTTGTCGTAGTCTTTAGGCATGGAATAGTTCCTCCTGTTTTAGTCTGTTGTTTATTATCTTATGGTACTCTGGATTAAGTTCGCATCCTGTATAGTTGCGGCTTAATCTTTTTGACGTTTCCGCCACGGTGCCGGAACCCATGAAGGGGTCGAGTACCAACCCACCTTCAGGACTGCCGGTTTTTATGCATGGAGTTATCAACTCCATTGGGAACGTGGCAAAATGTGCTTCGGGATAACTGGCAACTCTTGTCTGCCATACGTCCCTCTTATTTCTTTTGGGATATTTTGCGTCGTTGGTTGTTTCCATGATGCTTTCATGGTCGTAATAATATTTTTTGTTCTTGGCAAATAGGAATATGTATTCGTGACTGCTTGTCGGTCTGTCGGTTACTGATTCAGGTATGGGATTGTACTTTGACCATATGACGTCGCTACGAAGTATCCATCCTCGTTTCTGAAGGGCAAACGCCAATCTCCACGGCACTCCTATCAAATCTTTTGAAGTCAGTCCGGACACGCTCTTGTCTCTGTATCCCAATCTCTTGGCTCCTGAGAATCCTCTTCTTCCATCTGCATTGATCTCTGCTCCGGCAGCATAGCAGTCGCCTATGTTCAACCAGAACGTACCGTCATCCTTAGTAACTCTGTACACCTCATCAAAAACAAGGCAGAGTTGCTCAATATAATCGTCAATAGAATCTTCCAATCCTATTTGATTTTCATTTCCGTAGTCTCTGAGATTGTAGTACGGAGGCGACGTAACCGTAGTATTAACAACGCCTTCGGGAAAGCCCTTCAATACCTCACGGCAGTCTCCAACAAATATTTTGTTAATCACGTCCATCATGTATCCACATTGCATTGTCCACTGGAAGAAAGGAATTGTTCCTTATCGCCTTGCCTCCGTTTATGGTTTCCTGAGTCTCGGTTTCCCATGAATCAAATTTGAAGGCATAATTGCCCTCCTTGTCGGTGATCATCCAAGCCAGTATAGAATCGTCAGGTATGAGGTAAAGGAATCCGTAGAACCTGACCATCATCATCTCCGACAGCATTTTTCCGAACTCTATTTTCTTGTGAGTTATCAGCCAAGAGCCGAAATTGTACAGTTGAGATACCGACATGTTTCGGCACTTGGATTCGAACACTCCGACCAGCTCGTTTCTTTTCACCATGATCCCGTCGCACTTTGCTGCAGATTTCTTGTCCGTTTCAAATATATCCACGTTCAGTTCGCGTTCTATTCTTTCAATCATTTTTCTTTCGTATTCGAGAGACTTCTGACCTCTTGGAGTGTTTATGTCTAGATTATTCATAATGGTAGGGAGGCCATCGCCCTAGGAGCGGGGAGGAAAGGAGGTGTAAACCCCGCACGATGACCTCACAATTCTTTTAGGATTTCAAAGCCGATAGTAGTATTAAATATTTTTCGAGAGGTATTGAAACGTATGGTTCCATTCTGTCGGCACGAAAGATGACTCCGGTCTCTTCCTTCTCGGGCAATACCCATCTTGGAACGACCTTGCGTCTCTTGCATCCATAATACAATCCTTCGATCTCGACGTCTCCCTTCTCATGTTGTGCTCCGCCTCTGTCCCTGTTGTAGGCTTCGAGTCCCACTTGAGTCGCTTCCTTTACTGCCAGTCTCTGAAGTTCCGCCCCTCTTTGTCTGTTCCTCCGTCCCATTTTCTGGGATTTCGTGGTCAGTTTTCTTTTCATTTTCATATTCCTTTTCTATTAATTCCACAAACGATTCGATGTTGCCGTTGTACTCCATGTACTTCGCAAGAAGATTGAAGTTGGCGGCAAGTGACGTAGTCACTACTGTTCTGAGGTGATTTTCGATTGCTCCTATTGACTTCTCCAAAGACGAAACGGCTCTGCGAATGACGTCGATATCCGATATGACGTAATTCACTTTCTTGTCGATCTGTCTCGTGGTCGGTCTTTTTTCCTTTGTTTTTGCCATGAGGTTGTATCTCCTATTTTTTTGGCGAGTTGTAGTGTCCTACATACTCTATTTCTTCCGAATCTGATTGGGCGTCGTTTGGAATCTCAACCTTTTTCGGTATTTGTACGCCGTTTTTCCTGATTTTTTCAATGTCTTTTCGGAGATTTTTTACCACTCCAATTTTTGAAGTTTTGTCGAAGAAGTAACTGCTGTTTTCCATCCACTCCAAAGCCTTTTCGATTATGCTCATTTCATTTTGAGATATCCATATTCCGTATTTGCCGATTTCAGCTTTCATTTTTCAATTCCTTTTTCTTTTTTTTGTTGAATCTTTTTATTTCGGACATGGCCTGTTCGGTACTGTTCAATATCATGCATCTGTCTCCAACCACTCCCAATAGTTTGCTCCCTGTTTTTCCGTACCTGTTCTTTCCGAGAACTACTTCTATTCCGTATTCGCCCGACATCGAGTCCTGATAATTGTATCTCCAGTCGTAGTACATGAACAGTATCATTTCGGCATCCTGTTCGATGGAGCCAGAATCTCTCAAGTCCCTGAGTATCGGTCTTTTGTTCGATCTGTCTTCACATGCCCTATTGAGCTGGGACACCAGTATGGCAGCCATATCGTAAGTTTTGGCGGCCCGTTTGTACTGTTTCATGATGCTGTCCACCCTCAACCTGTTGTCTTCCACTCCTACCACGTCTATGAGACCTATGTAGTCGTCAACCACAACGTCGGGACGATGCTTTCTCACTTCTCTCATGGCTCGGTCTATGTCGAAAACGTCGTCGTACATTATGAGATTCTTGTATTTGTCGGCAATGATGTTTTTTACGGCCTCCAGCTCCTGAATGTCCTTGTCCTCGAAACTTCCCATTCTCATCGTGTGATACGAAAGTGAATCGCTTTCGACTATTATGAGTTTCTTCATCATTTCCACGTTGGACATTTCACGATTGAAAACCAAAACCTTAAGCCCTTTGTTCAGAAGATTGCTGACTATATTTATGGTCATGGTGGACTTGAAGTGACCGGGTCTTCCCGCTATGACAGTTATCTCGCCTCTCGTCATTCCTCCTGTAAGGTCGTCTATAGGCTTGAATCCGAATGGAACCACGTGCTCGGTTGTCGTCATGTGTTTGGAAGTGTCTTCGAGAAGTTTGTCGAGATCAAAGTCTTTGCGGATACGCAGATTGAGTATGTCTTCTATTTCACGATTCAGTCTCTGCAGGGCCGTATGGGCTCCGTCTCCGTCCATATCCATCACTTTCTCTATTCTTCTAGATTTGTCTATGACCTTTCTTAGCAGCCATTTTTCGTAGACCAACTTCGCATAATGTTCGGCGTTTGCCGTAGTGGCAACTTCCTGAATCAGTCCCGTGAGATAATATCCGGGCGATTCCAAAGTCGTGTTCTTCGGCATCTGAGACAAAATGGTTATCGGGTCTATAACCGACGATCCTTCCCTGTGAAGATCGAGTATGCATTTCCATATCTGTTGATGTGCCGAGTCGTAGAAAACCTTCTCTTCAGGAATATACTGAGATATTTGATCAATTACGGCGTTGTCGGTCATTGATTGACCGAGTATGAGACGCTCGGCCTCTAAGCTATGTGGAGAAAGACTGTTCATTTCTTGGACTCCCCGTCAACTGCATAGACATACTTTTCTCCATCGATTTCAACAACTTTTATCTTATCAACATATCTCGTCGGCATATTTCTCTCAAAATCCAAATTTGAACTTAATACAAGTTTTCTCAAGTGTTTCAACCTTATCGGATTGTTTTCATATCTGAGGACTTTATACACGCTGTCGTAATAGTAACTGCTAAACATCCCCGGAGATGTCCATCTCCCTGACCAGTTTTGCAACAGGTATCTTATGGTATCCGTTTGAATCGTTCCACTCCTCTTTATATACGTTTACGATGACTCTCTTTCCTTCTATCATATCCAAAGAAATTAAAGGCAGGAGGTATCTTATTTTACCATTTATTTCCTTTTTATTCAAGGAAATTCCGAGATTTTCGAGGAACTTTTTGTAGTGAATGTTGCTGTTTCTCGATCCTGCGTCATAGTATCTGAACAGTCCTCTGTCCCTTAGGATGCGTCCTTCGAAATCAGGCCCGTTTATTCTATATCGAGGCCAGAACAAATCGCATACTCCACCGCTCTTGGTGGTTTTCTTTATTCTTTTTCGAAGCCCTATTATAGTTGCTTCGTAGGTTCCCGGCGTTATATTGGATTCTATGCCGCTTTCTTCGTAGAATACCCCGCCATCGTCTTCAACGTCCTTGACGAGGTCTTTTATGCCTGCCATCAGGTCTTGATGACGTAGGAGTCTTTAAGGTCTTGTATGCGGTTAAGGGCCTTCTTGTAGTTTTTCGAGTTCAAGGTGCCGTCTTCCATATAACCTCTTATGGAGGCCTCGTCTTTTTCGTTGAGTCCCTTGATGGCTCCGCTGATTTCCTTCTTCCACACTCCGTTCTTGTTCTTTTCGAGAGAGTTTACGTATTTGTTGTCGTCGAACTTGCCCATGAACACGTCGGCATTGAATCCGATCTTACTCAGCCCTTTCGTAAGGGCATCTGTGCTTACTTTTTTGGAAAAGTCGTCATCGACTCGGTTGTTGTGGTGATATCTGATGGAGCTGTTGATGGGCAGAGTTCCGTCGTTTCCGTCGTATTTGTACCAGAGGGTGGCTTGGTACAGGGAAAGCCCAACTTCTTCCATTATGGTAAAATTTTCATCGGAAACTCCCCATCCTATGCCGAAAGGCCCGAACGTTTCAGTTGCCGTTTTGATTTGGTATTGGGCTCCTATTGCCGTGAACCCTCCACGCTGATTTACTTTTGTCGTGAATTCGGGGTCGGTGGTTTCAACCGAGCTCCACAAATCCATGTTCTTTTTAGCCATTGTAGGCCTCCTTTGTTTGTTAAATTGGCGTATTGATGGATTTTTACACTTCGTCCATATCCACTAAAGACCGATGCATCTCGTCGACTTTTTTTTCGACTCGCGTAAGCCTTAGTATTGTGCTGATCGTGAGAAACATGATCAGAACCATCGTAAATTCCCAATAGGGAAAGTATTCGCTCGAGAAAAGAGCTTCCCAATAATATCTCATTCTTGTACTCCTTGTTTTACTTTGTTGGTAATCTTACTCGTTGATGGCATCCCAGAACTTCTTCAGTTGAACAAGTCTTTTTCTATCATGTTCAACCAGTTTTTCGTCTTCTTGCATCTTATCTTTTTTCCGTTCTCTATCATTTTTTGTGTGAGCACTCAATGCCTGATTTGCAATCCTCTTCATAGCGGTTTTACTTCCTTCCGACAATGAAATCTTTCTCAATGCCTCCAAGTATATCTGCATGTGATTTTCAAGATCGAGAAGCATCTCGTTTATGATGCCGTCCACCCTCAACCTGTTGGTCGTAATTTTTTTATCGTTCATCAGTTATGATCTCCTTTATTTTTTTAACGTAGGGGCATGGCAGCATCCTCCAAGCCAACCACACATTTTCAACAGTCATCCCGTTAAAAAGAAGTCTTGCACTTTTGCCCCTAACCATTCAATCCTCCACCGCAAGGTTCATAGAAGTTGCAGTATTTATCGTTGCATTCCCATTTGTAGACGGGAGATATTCCGAGATTCACGTCCGGAATGTTGCCGTCCTTAACAAGTTCGTTTACAGTTGTCCAATATATCATAGCTTCATCTATGAATTCTTCACCAATATCCACTTCTTTCATCTTTGAATTGTCTTTGTTGTAGTAGCATATTTTCATGGATATGCTTTCAAGTTCGTAAAATCTTTTGGCCCATAGCCCGTAGGTGGCAAGTTGTGTAAAGTAATTCGTTGATGGGTTTGGATCGGGATACCTGCCAAACATTTTCTTCCACTTGAATGAATTGCATGTCTTTATGTCATAGAGAACGTGATCGTCTCCTTCAGCATCGAGTAGAGCCAAGTCGATAAAGCCACGGACGTTTAAATCTTCAAGGTATATTTCTTTTTCTATCAGCAATGGGAGTCCATATTGCACGGCGTGGTCGGTAACGGCCTTCTGTACGTCTTCATGAACGAGATTTCCGAGCCTGAACAATCTTCTGGTGGTTTCATCGACTGGCTTTCTTTCGGAAGCATCTATCCGTGTACTGAAGTAATGCTTTCTCGCACATAAACCGGCCACACTGCTGTGAAACCAAGAATTGTCCTTGTACCGTGAGGCGACGTGTTTTTCGTCCAAGCCGACAAGGTACTGATTATATATTGAGCTGAGTTTGTTTTCCGTTTCCATTTCCACCTTTTTGATCCTTTCGGATATACGGAAATTACTTAAATTCATTAAGTTTCAAAAACCTTTTTTTTAAAATATTTATTTTTTTTGGGTAATATATATATAATATAATATATATATCATATATGGCTATAGCCTTGCAAGGCCATAGCCATATACTGCCCTCTTTAAAGAGAACTTACTATTACCAGAATCTTAATTTATTTGAGGTTCTGGTATTGTAGACATCCTCTATTTGACGAAGATATTCGCCTTTGTTGCTTGCCTTTTTTATCGTACTCCCGAGATACTCCATTTTACTCTTCATGCGATTATGATCGTAATCAGAGTGTTTGAAGCAATCCATAAGAGCCAGTACGAAGTATCTGTCCGAACAACGTTCGCACGACTCTTTGAGAGATTCCAGCATTTCCGCCTTTTCCGTAGCTTCCTTCAGGTTGTTTATCTTCATTTCTCCGGTCTTGAACAGGTAGTACATAGAGCCTCCCCATCCATCGAAGAAAATGGCAAACGCCGTCGAGAAGTTCAGGTCGTATTTCTTCATAAATCCGGCAAAAATCCTATAATCGTGAATACCTGATTCTACCCAAGCATTCAAAAAATCATAGGCATTCCACTTGTCCTGCGAATTGTTCAGCTTTGCCACGGTTGATATGTCTATATCTTGCGTAGTATTATACTGAATGGGGATGCCGAGTTCCGAGCACGCAATATATCGGTGCTGTCCGTCGAGTATCTCCATGTCGCCGTTGACGAGAATCGGATAAAACCTCGTAAGGTCTTTTTGCCGTATGGATTTACGGAGTCTTACAACTTTGCTTCGGCTGATTGGTCTGTTCCCCTTGAAAAAAGAGAACTGCGTATAGTTTTTAGTGGAAAACTGCTCCACTTCTTGAACTTTACGAGAGCCGATTGCAGCAGTGTCTATGATGGTTCCTCCATTTGTTGTGGAGGTCGTAGTTTCTCTGCTCATTTGCTACTCCTTTTGTTGTGTAAATCTAATCCGCAGTGAAAATTTGCATAACGCCGTCACTTGAACCAGTTTTACGTTTTCTGTAATCAAGAACATTCTCCTTGAATGTCTTGCCTTTGTCCATAATTTCTTCGATTTCATCGGCATATTCGTATTCGTCCTTGTCGTATCCATATCCTTTACAGCATTCTCCACAGTATGCGTAACCACCTATGATCACGCCTCCGTTTACTTCATCCCCATAAGGGCCGTTGCATCCGTCGCAGAAGACGCTGTCGCCTAAATTACAGACCTTTTTAAGTTTAAAATCTTTAAAGTTCACGCTTAATTATTTCCTCCGATCTTGCATAAATTACCCAAGCCAAGTATTCGTGATGTATTCCTTTTTTTTTCAAATCATCAGAAATCTCCGTAAAGTAAGACTTTAAGCTTGATAACCTATCTTCATTCTTATTTGTTTTTAGAATTTTGATGACTTTTTTTATTTGACTGTCGCTCAAAATTTCCGATAGTTTTATTTGCAGCATGATTTACTTTCCTTTTATTTTATTTGGGCAGTGAGAGCAATGCTACGTTATGCAGCCTCATGTTATATCCGATCTCTCTTGTACTTCAATTTCAGACATGGAAGGCACGTGTACTTTATTAAGCCATCTGCCCAAATAACATTCATTTAGAGGGGTTGGGAGCGGGAGGAAAAGAGACGAAACCCACTCCCCAAGCTCTGTATTTTTAAGCTTCTCCCCTCGATTTTTTGTCCCATTCGAGGCGACTGAGCTCTGATGTCATCTCTTCGTCCAGCTCTACTTCTTTCGAATCTCTTTCGGAATACCCCATTTCGCTGAGGTCTACAAACGATGTGAACAATGTTCTGATAAGAGCCGTTTTTTGCTCTCCCACATCCGCACTCACTCCGATTCCAAGCTTTTCTTCTCTTTTTTCCGAACCCCATTCGGCAAGAATTTTTATCTCGCCTTCATCGAGCCCCAGCATTTCAGAGACCTTGTGAATTCCATTTATAAGAATGGACACTATCGTCATTCTTCGAGCCATTTCTTTTTCGTTTGAGGCATCATCATCCCATATGCCGGGTCTTTCGGAAAAATATTTCACAAATGCATCATATTTCTCCTCAGTGCTTTTAAAATTGCTTGAAATTAATTCGCAATCTACGGCCATAGACAAGGCATTCATCCTGTTTACGCTCTCAGTTTGGGATTCGCCCAACTTTGCATCGCAAGGAGTGATGAATTTTCGTTTTTTAACCATTTTGTGCTCTCCTTTTTTCGGTTATTTCATTTTCTTTGCCGTTTTGGCAAACTGTCTTGTATTCGTGATGCCTGAGTAGACAACCAAATTCTTTGTATTGACTGAACTCATATTCTTTGTTATTCTACGTGCAGTATTGTAAATGTGACTTGTCGCATGATCTGCCCCATATTCAGTGCAAAAATAATAAACTTTATTGTGAATGGTGTTTTTTAAGGAGATGCCGGCGGCATCATAGTCGCTGAATATTACGACTACCCTGTTTCTGAACAAACTCCATTGAGAAACTCCGGCAAGTATGTCCTGCGGAGTCAAAAATCTTTCAAATCGTTTTTTTCTGAGACTCCATCGATGCACTATGTGACCATTGGGTGCATCATACATTTCAACGTCTCCATATTCGGCCGCAACTACGGCCATTTTGCTGTAAAAGTTCGAATAATCACTACATGAGGGACTGCTGTCCAAAAGCAGAACTATTCTGCGTTTTTCTCTCGACATGCGACATTTTAGTATGGATTCTCTACTGATCTTGCGGGACATTATCCTGTTGACGTCCCAAAAATCGTCGCCTTCAATCTCTCCTCCAACATTGTCCTCTGCAATTTTTGACATCACTCTTGCAAAATTTGCTGCAATTCTTCTGTCTCTCACCGATTTCAGGTCGTATTTGCCGGGCATTGCCGGGTTCATGTTTATGCGAGACATTCCGTATGCCTCGTCGAATTTGTGTACTTTATTCGCCACATCTCTATTCTGCATGTCAAGTCCGGCTAAAGAATAGGCTCCACTATAAACTGCTTCAACGGATCGAAAAGACGATTTATTGTTGTTACTGAATTTTTTTGCAATTTTTGAAATATTGTTGTGAAACTTGCTCAAGCCGGGGAGCTTGATGCCCCCCGACTTGTTTTTCACTACATTAGAAATAGGCGTGATCTTCGTATTGGTTTTCTTTTTGCACGATATCACCTTCGCCGAGTTGATTTCTGATTTTATCTCGGGCGACGAAAAATCACGCCATCCAAAATTAAGAGTCTTGTGACTTGAATGCTTTTTCAAGTGATTCTATCCTCTTTATCTTTGATTTCATAGATAGTGAAAGTGATGACGAGCTCAACTGTTCATCGCTTCTGAGAAATGCCGCAAACATTACGTGATCATACGATATTCTGGCATAAATGCCGTTTCGCACGAACACTTTGCTGTTCTTACTATTTACTTTCCATCCGCATTTCTGAAGTTTGTCGCTTATGTCGCCACAGTGTTTGAAGCATCTGTACACCGGTATGGGATTGCGAAACCATCCCACTATCGTTTTCATCACCAATCCGTTTACGGCTCCGTCGATTTTCAAAAACGCAGCATATGGGCTGGTTCCATTGTAATCGTAGAACCTGAGACGCATGTTTGTAGCCGTAATCAACAGCCCGTCTTCTACACTCTTTGATTTTGCAACAGTGTGACCATTCAACAGGCTTTCCATGCCTTCGAAATCAACGTAGTTACAGTGCTCCAAAGGCTTCATCATCCGACAAAATCCTTCATGATTTTCCATGCTTTTCAACAAACTGTTGCCTAAACTGTATGTTCCTGAAGCAACATTGGAAAAAATGTCGCACACGGCAACATTCGAAGATTTGTCTGATCCGATGTTTAGAAGAAAATCACCTGAAGCATCGTCGAGAGTGTACGAATAAACGAGGTTTTCGTTTTTGTTCATCTTAAAAAGAGATGCCATTTGCTGCGGAGTGAGTCCTATGGGAGCGACTATTTCCAAACCGCTTTCTTCCCTGTATCTCAAATCGGCATAATTTCCGTTTCTTCCGACATGCCTTCTGGCAATTAATTCGTGCTTGTCTCTTTTGTGAACGTACCACTTCCCGGCAATCATTCTGTTGATCTCTTTGCGAGTGACATATTTGTCGGAGATTTTTATTTCTCCGTCGCAGTCCTCGAATTCTCCACTTTTCAGAAGAACTGCAATATCGGTAGACGCAAAATCTTCAAGTAGAAAATTATAGTGCTCCGTTATTACTCCCCATTCCGAAAAGGCTGGAGTTTCAGGGTCTTCGCTGTCAAGATGACTACGCATGACTATGCTGTCGGCCTGTGAACTTCTCTTAATTACTGCAGAGGCATTCTCAGGCACTTCAACTGACTTCTTGAAAGACTCGTTGAACTGAAGCAGTTCGGTAAGTCTGGGCATTTCAGGATTTTTGGAGTTTCTTTTTTTGATTACTTCATCAACTCCATATCCTTCGGCATCTATTTTTGCCGCTCGCCTGACATCGACTCCTTCAACCTGTCGCTGATTGCTCAGCATTTCATGGTTTTCTGGCGTTTTAGTGACATACTGATACACCAAATCGTTCCAATCGGCATTGCTCCCCAAAGTAGTGATGGCATCCATCAACTGCCGGAGTTCCTGTATTGTTGCAGGTTTCGGCATTGCTGCCGCCACACTACGCAAATACAAATCCAGCATCTGAGGAAGATAGCTGTGATTGGAATGAGTGATATTCAAGGCCTTCACTACATCCGATGCCGACATCGGGTCTACATGAATCATCGGAAAGCGTCTCAAGAGAGCTTCGTGAAATTCGCGTTCGTCGTTGGCGGTTATGAAGATGGTGAGATTATCCATTTCGGCATATACCTCTCCTCCTTCGACACCGGGGATCGAAAGCCTTCCATATTGCAGAAAATCCAAAAAGAAACCATCGACGCTCGGTCTGGTTTTATCCCATTCGTCGAGCATCAATATTACTGGCTTCTTTCGTGATTCACAGGCAGCACGAAACAATTTGCCCTTTGATACCTTGACGCCGGAGGTAGTATTCTCCGACGGCATGAGTTTCACGAGCAAATCTTCTTCGCGAGTGCCTTGAGTGCATTGGTGTACGTACAGAGGCCGATTCAACACTTGAGCAAGTATTTGAGGCAAATAGGACTTTCCAGTCCCTGCCATTCCATAAAGAAACGCCCCGCCCATCGGCTTACTGTTTATTGAAGTCAGAACTTTTGCCGCAAACTCTTCACTGCAGATATAACCTCTGTCGTTGAGCCTTTGGTGTAGTTCTGGGACTTCAAGCGTCCAGTTGGGCATTTCCCGAGGATCGGTACTTTGCTTGTTCGGCATGTTTCACTTCCTTTTTTTTAACGTGCCGACCCCAACGCTCCGTTGGTTTCATACCTCCAATTCCACGAATCGGCACTAAAGTCTAAATCTTTAGGGATTGAAACGAAGGCTGGTGCGGATAGTTACAACGCCAAGTCATGCTTGACATGCACGTGCCACCGATACCAGCCCAAGTTTCATTTGCACTACGTCTTGAATCTAGCTCCATAAAGGTCTTTAAGGTTTTTCAGGTGCTCCAATCGTTTTGCAGCTGATCCATTCGGCTTTATTTTGCCTTTTGCCTTAAGACCCTCGTAAACGAGTATCAACTCGCGTAGAGTTATTGACGATGTCGTACTTTTCACTTTTGCCGGTTTATCCGACTTATTTGATGAAAGCGTCATTTCGCCTCCTTTTTTTCTGAAAACAGCATGTCTCTGGTTTTCTCCGCCGACTTATGTATGGCATCCATCATTTCATCGACACTGTCCATAACTTCAAGCATTCTCACCATGTCTTCATGACTCGACATGCCAGTCATGGCATCAACCAGCTCTCCGATTGCATCGGAAACTCCAACCCAACTGTTTATCAGCTTTGTTCTTTGTTCTTTGTTCATGTTGCTTTTCCCTATTAAATAATTGCCCTGATTATCTGAAAGAATATATTCAGCATACAGAAAATCACGAACAGATAAAAAGCTTCGTCGCTAGACAGAAATTTAATTATCTTGTCTACCATTTCAATGCTCTCTTCGCCATGCTCACCAACATTCCCCATACGAGAAGAGATAATGCCAGCACCAATGACGATATGCTGATGAAGAACAGGTTTGCCACCCATTCCCAAACATCTAAAAATATCATTTTGTGCTCCTTTTTTTACCTGTGTTGTAAAATATTGCGTAAAGTTGAGATTTTCTCATCTTCATAAATCTTGAAGGCGTAAGATTAAATCTTTTGGATGCCCATTGAACGAGCTCTTTCTTATTGGAGTAAGGACATCTCATCTGCCCAACAACTTGCGTATCTCCGACTTATACTTCGCTTCATCAATAGTTCCAGCATCATAATAATTGAACAATCGCTTCATTTGTTCGTATTTCCACTCCTTCTCGCTCTTCTCAAAGGTTACGAGTTTGTTTGGAACATAACGCATACCCTTCGGCATGCCTTTATATACATCTTTAAATTTTGGTTGCTCCATATTCAGAGTCACTGCGTCATTCGACCTGTAATTGGTTATCAATACGGGCAATCCCTTTTCAACGCCTTCTTCATCCAAATACATGGGTTTATAGCGTCTGAAAAATTCATTTACAAATGCCTTTTGATCTCTTGCAGGTATGTGAATCACATGCTCCACTCCAAGGCAACTAAATCTTATTTTATTTCTTTTTTCTATTGCAACAGTCATGAGAGTGTCATAACATTTGGTGTCTTTTATTTTATCTGACATCATTAAATCTTTTATTGTTGTATTATTCGTTTATTTGTTCTAAAAACCACTCTAAACCAATGACTATTTCGAAGAGGTCTTTCTGAGACTCCTCTACAAAATCACATTTGAAACATGTTAAAACATTGATTGTTTCATTTATTTGTTTTGTTATTTTATTTATATCATCGTTTTTAAACACAGTTTGAGTCTGTGAAGTCTCAAAAGGTGTTTTTTCTTTTGTTGTTAGTGTCATTTGGTGTCTCTTTTGTTGTTGTTTAAATCTTTGGTGTTTTTAAAATTTTAAACGACTGATTACATCGAGTGTCGTTATTACTTCTTTGAGTTCGTTTTTAATTGGTTGGATGTTTTCATCATCTTCAAACCAAGAAACAATGAATTCATAAACATTGTCAAGTGTTTCCTTATTGTCTTTTATAATCTCGGTGACATCTAAACAATTTCCATCACATTCATTATTATTTGGACAATATTTTATTTTTGTTGTCATATTTCCTTACCTGTGTTGGTGTTTACTGTGTGTGTTAGGATTAACTGTTTAAAAGAGGGGATATCTACTATGACATCCCCTCTTCAATGGTATGTGTTATTTAGGTTTGTATGTCGTTTTCATGACAACTCTACCTTCTGGTGTCTTGATGTACTCACGAAAGAAAACATGAGGTTTGTACATCTTTCCAGACTTACCGATAAAAACATCATTCTCGTTACTATTCTCGTTAATGATCGTCATTATTTTCGTTTTGGTGTCGTTCATAATGTCGGAATAGTCCTCCATGTTCCGATTCCCAATACCTTCTGATGAAGGTGGTCTTTGGTTCATGAGTCCGAGTGTCTTAACCTTGACTCTGACCATCTCGACATTATATGTCTTGGTCTTCTGGTCGAAACATTCGTAGAGGTGTGTTTTCCAGTTCTTACCACCGATATTGATAAGGTTCTTATTGTTGACAGAATCAACAAACCAATCCAATATGGTGATGTTTGAGGGTAGAGGAGGTAGTGAATCCAACACCGACACCGGTGAAGGTGTCGTTTGAGTATCTTTACCCATGTTAGTTAATCTCCTTTTTCATGATCAGAAGTTACGATGATATAATTTAATAATCAATAAACCATTGGTAGACTATATTTATTGAGTCCATCAATAAAAAATCTTAGATTACATATAGCCTACATTATGTATAATTAATTTTAACCCAAAACTTTAATCTCAATAAGAAAACAACCGGGATGGGGGCGGGGTAAAAGAAGGCCCCACATTGTAAGCCTATTTTTCCAATTTCCACACGTTTTAAGTTATTTCTTTAATTACTTTAGCTTTGCTATAGCTATGGCTATGGCTATGCTATGGCTATTGCTATGCTATATATATATATATAATAGGGAATCTTTATGTTTTTAACGGGAATCGGGATTGTTCTTGTTTTTATGGTTAGATTCTTCTTATATTGACGTCCAATAAAACTGGAGTCTTGAAATAATGAAAAAGAGTAGGAAATCCAATAAATTGTTCAAATCGGTGCTGAAGGCTTTGAAAAAGCCAGTGAAATTGCCGTTTAAGTTTAAGAAATGGTAGTGCCTCTGCCGATGACTTCCCTTATTTCTTCAGCAAGGAAACACTGTGCAAACTGGAATGACGGCGACTGCCTTGGTTGTATGATAAAAGTGTCCGATAAATCCATAATTTTTAGGGTTTCAGGCAGATTTGCAGGATTTCCGTGTCAAGTGTGCGACAAATGCGACTATTTCGACAGAATAGTGGTGCCGGGTATCAAAAATGAAGCTTGATAGTCTTGATTTGGTGGATACCATAGGCAGACTGCGTGAGATATGTAGAAAACTTAACGTTTCCAAGATTATCGATGGTAATGCAGATCAGATAGAGATGATTGTGGAAATAAAGGAGAGAGTGATGTCCCTTGAAGTGGAAAGAGTGGATATGGGAAACGTCGATCTTATGGAATACAGGGCCTGATATGGGCAAGAAAAAGATTCACAAAAGGGCCGTAATAGTTCCGGACATACATTTCCCATTGCAGGACGATCCTGCCGTGGAAGTTGTGTTGAAGTCCATAAAAATGGTAAAGCCGAATATATTCGTGTGTCTTGGAGACCTTGGCGAATGGAAAAGTGTTTCTCCTTTCAAATACAAGCGCCGTAAGAGGCCTCCTCTTGAATACGTGATAGAAGACCTTCAAAAGGAAATCGATGCCGTTGAAAAAGGGCTGGACAGGTTTGATAAGGTATTGAAATCGGTGAAATGCTCGGAAATGCACATGATTGAGGGCAATCACGATAATTGGTTGAATTTCTTTGTGGAGGAATATCCCTATCTAAAGAAGTTCAGATTCGAAAATGCCATGCATTTGGCAGAAAGGGGATATAAATACCATCCTTACGGCAAATATTTGAAAATAGGAAAATTGTATTTTTATCACGGAGGTCATTATACGACCACGTATCATACGAAACAACATGCCGAGAAACTCGGTAAGAACGTGGTGTATGGACATATGCACGACGTTCAGAGACATGGCGTTACTCACGTCGATGGAGCCCATCATGGATTCTCATTGGGATGTCTTAAGGACATGAAGAGAGAAGCCAACCTGTGGCTTAGAGGCAGAATGCATAATTGGGCACATGCCTTTGCCATAGTCGATTGGTTCGAAGACGGAAACTTCAGAATAGACGTGATAGACATACATAAAGGAAAAACTTACGTATGGGGAAAACTCATAGACGGAAATGCAGCATCCGGAGGGGTGGCAAGGGCGAAGAGAAGTCATTAGGTTGGGAGTGATGCTGTGAAATCGAAACTGATTGGTAAAAAGACGGAACGACTGTATGATGATAAAGATGAGTTTTTAAATAACTCTGATGAGGAACTCTCTGGAGACTGGCGTACGTCAAAAACCGGCGATTGGGTTGTTTCTGACGATGGTCAGGTATGCCGAATACTTCATCGCGGAGCCTTTTCAGACGGCAAGGAGTACGTTCGTACCATACTTGGAACCTATCCCGTAAGAAAAAACGTTCTTATGCAGGGTGAAATTGCAGAGGACGTGTATAGATTCAGCAAATCAAACAAGAATAGAAAATATAGGATTGAAGACAAAAATCCAAATGGCAGGGAAATCGTGTTTGCCAAGTACGTGGCCAACGGAATGCCTCCGGATCAGGCTTATTTGAGAATATTCAAAACCAATGATTCGGTTTATTCCAAGAATGCGTCGTCGGCCCTGCTTAAAACCAAGAGGGTCAAGAAATTGATAAGTGAAGAAACAAAGAAAATGATGGGCAAGGTCGGTATCGATGAAGAATACTTGCTTCACAATACGAAATACGTCATAGACGATGAGGATGGCCGGGCTTCGGATAAGTTGAGAGCCATAGAAATGTTGATGAAAGTTTCCGGAATGTTCCCAAACGACAAGAAAACGGAATCGCTTACCGTGTTTCAGGGATTCAGCAAAGAACAACTGCAGTCTCTGAATAGTGGAAAAGCGAAGGCTTTGGGACATGCAGAAAAAGATATCACATAGCGATATATCATTATATACCATGCCGATTTACAACAGCAAGTCAAAAATGTGCAAGGTATGCGAACGGGAAATGACCAATCACACCAAAATGATAGTCTTTGGAGAGACGTTCGTTCCAGTTGGTTTCAGTTGCAGTCATTGCCGTTCCATATACGTTAACGACGACGTGTTGGTTGAAGTGGGCAGTCCCGACGGAGGAGACGTTCATGGCGAATCGTAGTAAGGAATCCGATGCATTCAATATAATTCCTCCTCCATCCCAATCAAAGATAAACGACGAGGTTCTAAAACAATCGTTTAAGGACTTGCTTTATTTCGGAAGAGCATTTCTTCCTAAGGATTTTCTAGATAAAAGCTCTTCTCCAAAGTTTCACTATGAAGTTGCCGAAAAGCTGATGTCCACCAAACCTGCAGCCAGAATCTGCAACATACTTCCAAGAGGTTTCGGGAAATCGATACTTGCCAAAGCGGCAGTTATGCATAAGATGCTGTTCTCTCCTCAGGGAGATAGGCTGTTTACGGCATGGGTTGCCGAAGAACAGGGACAGGCCATCGATCACATCAAGTATCTTAAGTCTCATTTCGAGTATAATGATAAGATAAGATATTATTTTGGCAATTTGGCCGGAGATGCCGTAGGAAAAAGATGGACTGAGAAGGATATCGTTTCTGCCAAGGGAGACAGGATCATTGCCAAGGGAACCAGTCAGCGTCTTAGGGGTAGAACTGAAATCGACGTTAGGTACACCGGCATCATTTTGGACGATTTCGAATCTGAACTGAATACGAAGACTCCAGAAAGGAGAGACGAGATCAAGAAATGGATCGTATCTACCGTATTTCCCGCCTTGGAGGAATCTCCCGGTAGGGAAGGATGGATATGGTTGGCCGGGACAATCGTGCATTACGACAGTTTTCTGCAAATGGTGGTTGATGGATATAGGGATGCTGAGAAACACGGAAGGGAATATCCTTGGGACGTGACTTTCTACAGGGCCATCGAAAACGACAAACCGTTGTGGCCTCAACAATTCCCTCTTAAAAAACTGGAGACGAAGAAAAAAGAATTTATTGAAGCAGGAATGGTCAACAAATATGCTCAAGAGTATATGAACGACGCCAGAGACATTTCCGATGCTTCATTCAAGATAGATAGGATATTAAAACACAATCATACTTTTGTGTCCAGAAACAAATTCTGTTATCTTGAGGATAAGGACGGAGACTTCATTCCCATAAACGTGTATATCGGAGTGGACGTTGCAGCCACTGCCACAAAGAAATCGGATTTTCAGGTAATAGTGGTTATTGGGATCGATAAGAACAAGAATCGATATCTGTTGGAATATTTCCATGAACGGATACCTACTTTCGACATGCCGGAAAAGATAGTTGAACTTGCCAAGAAGTACAGTCCCGTAAAAAGGGTGACTATAGAAACCGTTGCCGCTCAGGAAATGGTCAGGGATATGGTTACGAGAATTGCCGTAAAGGACAGGAGGTTGATACCGGGGATGTTCAAGGGAGTGAGACCTCCCGCCGGAATTAAAAAGGAAGACAGATTGGAAACTTCGCTGGGCCCTATAGTTAATTCCAAGAAATTGTACGTAAGACCGGCCATGACTGAAATCATAGATGAGTTCTTCGAACACCCTTTTGCAAAACACGACGATCTTATGGATGGATTGTATTATGCCGATTATTTTGCCAAGCCTCCTCTCAGCGGTAAGGTCAGTAAGACTAAGATGGATAAGGATACCGGAAAGAAAGTATCAGGTAAAAAATACAACTGGTTTACCGGCGCAAGAATAAATTGAAAAAAGATATTTTTTTTATTGACATTGTAAAAAAATAGTGCTTAACTTCTAAAGTATCAATGCAAATACAGGAAGACCCAAGAGCTAAGACCAATAGGGAGCTTTATAGGCGTTATAGGGACGCTCGCTCCGATTGGGATACCGAGGCCCGTAACGACATAGACTTTTTTTACGGCAATCATTTCAGTAGTAATGAAGTTGATGAGCTGGAAAGTCGCAATCAGGCTGCGGTTCCTATGGACAGATGTGGCCCCGCCGTAGAGAAGTTGAAGGCAATGTTGACTTCTTCCGCTCCGGCGTTTACGGTAATACCCAGAGAAGATTCCGACGTTAAGATGGCCAAGATGTGGCGTGTCATAATAAGCTACGTTTGGGAAATATCCGATGGCAATTCACAGTTGAAGGAGGCCATTCACGATCATAGTACTTCCGGATTGGGTTATTTGTATGCTTATATCGATGCCGATTCGGATTTTGGAAAAGGAGAAGTTAAGTTTACGAGCGTCAATCCGTTTAGGGTATACGTTCCGTCTTCCAGTAGGGACAGGTATTTCAATGATGCCTCAAATATAGTATTATCGACTATACTTACCAAAGATCAAATTTTAAGTATATATCCTGAACTTGGGCCTCAGGTAGACGAAGAAACTGGTGAAGTAACTGAAATTTTAAAAAATATTTCAGGTTATAGTGATGACGAGGATTATCCTTCATCTCAAAACAGCAATCAGCAAAAGACTTGGACTCCTGCCGAGGCCAAGGATTTGGAGACTACTCATCAGGAAAAATATCAGGTACTGGAAAGATTTTATAAGACTAAAATTCCTTTTTATCAGATTGTCGATGCCCAGAGTCAGGAAGAGATGATATTGAATGAAGAGGAATTTCATAAGTTTCTTGAAGAAAATCCCGAAGTTTTCGAAAAGGGATTGATACAGTTCCAAGAAATTTTGCAGACCCGTGTTGCGGTAGTGGCATCCGTTGGAGAAATCGTTTTGTATGAAGCGGTTCTCAATACTGATATATACCCAATAGTACCATTGCCCAATATTTACAGTGGTACTCCCTATCCGAGGTCGGACATATCTAGGGCGAGACCCATGCAGAGACTGTTAAACAAATTGTGGTCTCTGGCATTGTCTCATGCTCAGGCTTCTGCGGGTCTGAAATTAATTGTTCCAATAGGCAGTGTCGACGATTTGAGTCAACTCGAGCAGGATTGGTCAAATCCAAATGCCGTCATAGAAGTCGATAGTTCTCAGGGAGAGCCTCATTTTCCGGCTCCGACTCCATTGGCCGGTGAATTCTACAAGTTGATTCAATCATGCGAGTTCTACATAGATTTTACGTTTGGGCTTCCGGAGTTGATGCACGGATTTGCCGAAAAGGCTCCTGATACGGTAAGGGGAACCGAAAGGATGTTGGCTCAGGGGGCTGAACGTCCCAAATCAAAATTGAGAGATATAGAATTAAGTCTTAGAAAACTTGGTCAGGTCGTTTATGGTCTTTCCAAGGGACATTATACGTTTAAAAAGATTTTTAGGCTGGTGCAGGCCAACAATAACGTCAATGAAGTTATGGCAAACTACTACGACGACTACAGTGAGACCGTCATGGATATTCAAAAGGATAGACATCTCATTGGACAGCATGATGTCAGCATAGAGCCGGGTTCCACGTTGCCGACCAGTAAGTGGACTGAGTATCAAGTTTATGCGGAGGCATACCAAATGGGATTGATAGATAGGGTTGAAGTGATAAAGAAGAATCCGGAAATTTTTGACAAGGAAGGTCTTATCCAGAGAATGGGTGAGATTCAGCAGCTGCAGGGACAAGTCCAGCAGCTCACCGAACAAAACAAAGAATTGCAGGGAGACTTGCAGACGGCGCAAAGAGAGTCTGTATCCGACAGGAAACGGGTTGAAGTTGAGAAATTTAAATCCAAGCTTACCGGGGTACAGTCTGACGCTAAGGCCGACAGGCGAATACAATCAAACAAACTCAATAATGCAGTGCAGCTTGAAATGGAAAAATTGAGGCCCCAAATTGAAGAATTTGGAGAAGGGCTCGGTTCCATTCCTGAAATTTAAGGACATTGCAGGGAGAAAATCATGAGTGAAGTCAATGTAGAAGGTCAGGTATTGGAAGATACTGGTTTTAATGAAGAGCAGGTATACGGAGATGTGCCTGTAGCTGATAGGGGAGTAAACAGAAGTGAAACCCATCACGTGGATTGGGAAAATGAAACTAAGAAGTTTCAGTCTATGTATGATAAACAGAAATCTGAAAACAACAAGATGAAACAAGACATGAACTATTTGGTGGGTGAAGTCACTAAAAATCAGAGACAAGCCAGTGTCAATAATCAACCTTCATTACCCGAGGATGAATTTAATCCTTGGGATGCGTATTATAAACCGGATTCACCGAGCTTTAAGTTCCGGCAACAGCAGGAAAGTAAAGTGGTGAATCAGGCAATTGGTGCACAGAATGCAAAAATGCAGGAAGACATGATGATAAATAATACGGTAAATGATCTGAAGAGCGTTTATAAGATGCCGGAATCGGATATTCGTGAATTTATGGAATGGTCAACCGATCCAAGCAGCAGTTTGAACTTGGATACTTTGGTGAACGTTTTTAATTCAAGGAATAAATCGGGTTCCATGCCATCCAATGAACCTGTTCCAGATTCATTTAATGCGGTAAAAGCCGCACGAGAGGCTCCCCGTACTGCAGGAGTCCTACAAGGCCAAGAGGCCGATCAACCAAAGTCTGAAAAAGACCAGATGTGGGACGCCATCATGAGTGCGGGAAGCAGGAGTAATGTTTTACACAAATAAACTAAGGAGTACTGAATATGGCAACATATAGTGCTGGCAGTTTATCGGCTGGTGGATCAAGAACTCCGGGTACCTCTGCAACTGATTTTCACACAAGACGATTATTCGACTTCAGTGATAGAGTTTCAGAATTATCCCCGGAAGAGTCTCCATTTTTCGTATATCTGTCGAGAGTGGCAAAAGTTCCCACTTCAGATTCTCAGTTTCGATTTTTAGAAGATAGAACTAAAGTATCAATTACCGATAGGGCTTTCTTGGCTCAGGCAGCCGTTACGGTTGCTGCAGCCGGTAGTTCAACGTCGATAACGTTTGATACGACAGGAGGGGCTAACGTCGCATGGCTTATCCCCGGTATGGTAGTTTCTATTGGAGAAGACGACGATTCAACGTCTCAGCCTGAATGGTGTACTGTTCGGTTGGATAGTGTTGTTCAGACGTCTTCTACCGTAACGACAGTATCAGCAACTACTATTGCTGCAGCCAATGCTTCTACAACGGCTGTAGACGACAATACGAAGTGCACTGTTATCGGAACTGCATTTGAAGAAGGTTCTGGAGCTCCAGACGTTTGGTCTCAAAAGCTTGATCACGATTATGGATATTGTCAGATATTCAAAACGGCTGCTGAAATGTCGAATACGGCTAGGGCAACTGTTTATCGTGGATATGCCGATGAGTGGCAACGTATCTGGAACTTAAAACTTAGGGAACATAAGATCGATATTGAGCGGGCTATGCTTTTTGGTATGCGCGGCAGTCAGAACAGTATTAACTATACTGACGGTATTGCAGGGCATATTATTGCAAATTCACAGTCTCAGGCAGTGTTGGATGGTAGTCAAATGTCCTATACGGAAGATAAGGCTTACCTAAAATCCAATACGGCAGCTCAATGGACTTATGATGACCTTCTTTCTGATTTCGAAGTTATATTCGACCCGGCAAGGGGTGGAAGTTCGGCAAAACTGGCCTTGGCCAGTCTTCCGGTCATTTCACACTTTAACAAACTGGGTGGTTTTGTTGATGCTTCCATGGCTGCAGCAAGTGATGGAACGTCATTGTATAACTTTGAAAGAAGTAAGGGTTCATTCGGACATCGTATAACTCGGATAGAAACCGTTCATGGTGAAGTTTCGCTTGTCAAAGAACCTCTTTTCAGGGGTATGGCAGCAGGTTTCCTGTGTATGGTCGATCTAGATCACGTATCCTACCGGCCTTTGGTTGGTAATGGTATTAACCGAGATACTTCAATCCAAACTAACGTTCAGGCAGCAGATGAAGATTTGCGGAAAGACATGATCCTCACGGAAGCAGGTCTTGAAGTTGGTCTTCCTGAAACTCATGCCTTGATTAATTTGGAGGGTGTCTAAGATGAGAAGTGATTATCTAAATCAAAATAGCGGTCAAACAGCCGGATTTAAAAAGAAAGTTGAAGAAATAAAAGTAGCTCGTACACTAACTAATGATGATAGTGGAAAAGTATTTACTCTTTCTT